ACGCGATGGGTTGTGTGTAGGCAGCCCCCGTTGCCACGTCGAGTGTGGAATCGCTTAGCAGCGCCTCCCTCACCCGCTGGCGCTCCTGTTTGCGGATGGGGGGGGCGGCGACGGCAAGATCATCGCGGGCCTGCTGACGCCATATCTCTCGGTGGCCATCCGACTCCTGCTCCCAAGTCTCCGGCCAACCCATCGCTTCGCACTTCAGCGCGTACTTGCGCCGGGCTAGCGCCTCGACTGCCTCCTCACTCATACCGCAATGCTATCCACCTGCTTGCGGTTTGTCAACCCACTGTCGAACCGATCCCAAGCTCCAACCATGCAGACCGCCTTCTCGCGCGTGGTCATCGCCCTGCGCTCATAGGCCGCTTGCCAGCGTGGCCGGTCCTCTTCGAGCAGCGCGCGTTCTTCGAGGACCAGCGCTCCGATCGCCGGGTCCTCGATCATGCCGCCCTCGCCCTGCGGGGCCTGGATGCGGTTGATCGCAGACGACCACGCCTGCTCGAAGGGGACGTCGCGCTCGCGCATCAGGGCCAGGACCCGGCTGACGTAGTTGGAGGCGGTGGTCGGCTCGTCGACCCCCGGCAGCGGCAACAGACTATCCGCGCCGACTGCCGACAGCGAAGCCAGGAGGCCGCCAAAGCCGAGGTCGATGCCGTCCACTCTGGGCGGAAAGCATAGCGGCGAGGGGGGCGGCGTTCGGGCGTCAGACTGTCTGCGTGTGCCAGACGAAGCCGAAACATGACCCATGAGCGGCGGCAAGCCCGGGCGGTGGAAGGGGATCACCCGCGACTCGGTCCTCTTCGTAGTCGGCATCCTCGGCATCGCGCACGAGACCCTGGTCCAAAGCGGTGTCGAAAGGCCCTATCTGCTTCTATTGTTCGGCGCCATGACCGGCCTGCCCCTCTTCCTGAGGGCCGACGAGCGCAATGGGAAGTGATGCCGTGAAGCCCGACCAGCCCGTCCGCAACTGGCTCACCGAACACCCTGCGACCGCGACCTACATCGCCGCCGTGGTCACCGTCCTGTTGATCTTGCAGCTCTACGAAATGTTCCGGGCGATCTGATGACCGGCCCGTTCGGCTCACTCATCGGCTGGATTCGGCGACATAGGCCCGAGAATGCAGGCCGCTACGTCGGCCCCTACCTAACTGCGGCGCTGACGGTCCTCGTAATCCTCAGCCTCATCGCGATCCAGCAGACCCGCGAATACAGCTCCGAAACCCAGGATGCGCTCTGCGCGCTTCGCCTCGACGTCGAACAGCGTGTGGAAGGATCGCGCGAGTTCCTCGCCACGCATCCCAACGGCTTCCTCGGTTATTCAGCCTCGGCGATCCAGGTCAGCCTCGAAGGCCAGGAACGAACCGTCGCCGTGCTGTCGGACCTCTCCTGCTAGGGGACCGGGGCGGCGCGTAGACTCGCGGCCATGTTCCCAAAGCTACGTGCCGCAATCCGCAAGGCGACGAATCGAATCGCTGGCCGCAAAGAGGACGCCGAGCAGGCGGAGAGCCATGCCCACGAGCTGACACGGGAAATCCGCGAATTGCGAGAGGCGTTCGACAACCTCAGCCATGAACATGCCACCACGCTGGCGAAAATCGCGAAGGCCAAAACGGTCCCGCAGAAACTCCGCGACCAGGCCGAGCGCGAGGCAAAGGAACTGCGCTCGATCGTCCATAAGCTGCGCTATAAGCGCGACAAGCGCGGGGAGTGGCGCGAGCGGCGCCGGGTTCAGTTGAAGCGCTACCGATGGTGGGTGGCGCGCCGAACCGTCCTGCGCAGGAAGCTCCGCAAGGCGAAGAAGCATTGGGAAGAAACCCACGACGCGCCCGCCTTCGAGACCTGGATGCTGAACGGTTGCCCCGGGAACATCACCCCGGACCTCAAGCCGATCATTGCCTTCTTGGTCGTCGTCTGCGGCCAGTACATCACCGCGACGACGAACGGCACCCACACCTCCGCCAGCCTGCACTACCCCTGGAACAACCCCGACAACCGCGGCCATGCTGCAGACTCGGGGCAGAGCACCGTCTCCTCGATGGAAGAGGCGACCAAGAAGGAGCGCGAGCACTTCGGCGAGAGCGCCTTCGCCGAGCTTTTCAGTCCGTGCGACTGGTGGATCAAGTACGGCGTCCTCTACTCGGGCCACTTTCCGGGGCACGGCGACCACACCCATAGCGGCGTTTCTTAATCGTGACCCGAGAGGACTTCGCCAAAGCGCTGCTCGCCGAGATAGAGGCGAAACCGACCCAGCGCAACCTCTGGGCACTCGTCTCCTGGATGCAGGCCGAGGGCGGCAACGCTTCCTGGAATCCGCTCAACACGACGCTCGACAAGCCAGGCGCCACGAACTACAACGGGGTCGGGGTGAAGAACTACGTCTCGGCCGAGCAGGGGATCGAGGCGACCGCTGAGACGCTGAACTACGGAGCCGACCGCAGGCTCTACGGCTACAAGCCGATCCGTCGCCGCCTGCGCCGCAACGCCTGGGCGAAGTGGACGCTGCTCGCCGTCGAGCGCTCGATCTGGGGCACCGGCGGCCTGGCGCTGCGCTGCTTGCCCGGCGTCAAGCGCCATTGGAGTCACTACCGCAACCTGCCAATCGCGAACTAGGAGAACCATGAACGCATCTGAGAACGCAGCTACCTCCTACATCGGGCGCTGGGTCGCCTTCCTCATCATCCCGATCATCGGCGCGGCCACGGCCTGGCTCGGCGCCCATGGCCTCGACCTCGACCCAGCCGAAGTCACCGCGTGGGTCCTCGGCGTCGTCGGCGGCCTCACGACCTGGCTCTACAACCGGGGCAAGTACGAGGTCGCGAAAATGACTGGCATCGACGAAAGCACCGTCGATGCGATCGTGCAGAAGGTGATCGAGCAAAGAGCGCCCGTTCCGCCGTCGAGGTAAATCTTCCGGTCGAAAATCCCGGTAAGTGAGTGGCGCCCTTCGGGGCGCTTCTTCGTTGGGTGACTTGACAAACCGCAAGCGACTCCGCTAGGCTGCGGGCATGAACCGCAGTCAACCGAGGGGAGTCACTATGAAGGTCAGGACGAAACCGACCGCAATCGAGGACCTACGCGAGGGCGATGAATACATCAGCCGTAATGGGCTGCGCTGGAAGGTCGACTCGACCCGCCGAATCGTCCTCGCCGAGCCAGAGGGACCGAAGTTCGTCGAGGTCGTGACGTCGCCGGTAGGACACACCGACATCGCCGGTTCCAGCTTCAGGAAAGCCAACAGCTTCGGCACGATGTTTCAGGTCGTCGCCTGATGTTCTTCTACAAGATCACGGTCAGGTCGAAGGCAGACGGCGCCCCGCGCAAGTCGCGGAACCTCTACCGCGAGGCTCTTTCTGCCGGCTTCGTCGGCGAGGTAGTCGCCGCGAAGCTGCGGCTGCCCGCGACCACGTCCGTCAGCGTTACGCGAATCAGCCAGGCCGCTTATGTGCGGGCGACGAGGGCGGACTGATGGCCGCACAAAGCAACCGATACTCGTCACTCCGGCGCTCACGCCTTGAGGCATTTGTCGCTGCGGTTCGCGACGATGGCATACCCATGAACGTGATAGCCCGAATCGCTGAGGATACGGCTCCTGCGGGGTGGGCGATTGATCTAGGCCAATTCCCTTCTGCCGCGAAGATCGCCGAAGCACTTGAGGAAGGCGAAGTCGAGTGACGACCCCGACCCTCTACCGCATCCTCGACGAGTACCCATGGTTGGAGCGCGAGGACGAGTACTCGGGCCTGACCCTCACCGAGGCGGCGATCCGAATGGACGACCTGACCGGCTGCGGCGAGGACGTGATCTTGGCGGACTGGGATGAACGGTGTGAGCGATGCGGCGGTGAGGGCTTTCTCGCCCCGAGGCCGGGCGAGCGGCATGCGCGCGGTTGTTCGTCCTGCCGCAATTCCGGCAAGTGGCCCGGCCCCTGGGAATGGAAAGACGACGAAACCGGGCGCGAAGTGACGATGATGCGGGAGGTCGGCTGATGAAGGATCGCGCGAAGTTGGAGCGCCGGATCGCGGGCGCTCTCCGCTCGACCGTAGATGCACATGGGCCAATCACTAAGCAATGGGTTGGCTCGGCGGCGAAGCGGGTCGTCAGCGAAATCAAGGTTTTGGAACGCGAAGAACGCAAACGCGACGAGAGGCTGCGTACCTGATGCGCCTCCTACGCCGCCTCAGAGCCGCGCTCGCGCCCACGGAGCGCCGCATCCGACCCGCCCATCAGATCACCCTTGACGTCCGGCGAGCGGAGCGCAGGGCGCGCGAGAGGAGGGGCTGATGGGGCGACCAAGGGGTCCACTCAGAACTTGCCCTGACTGCGGCGACCAAATATCCAGACGTGCCTCGCGGTGCCGCGACTGTTACCGCAAGGCGAAGACAAACCCAAAACGCCTCTGCGAGAGATGCGGCGTTCCAGTGCTTCCTCAGTCGAGGACATGTCGGTCCTGTTACCACAACAGGCCCTTGATAACAGTTGAGGAGCGCATCTGGCGATATATCGTCTGGAACGGCGACGCCGACGAGTGCTGGACGTGGGAAGGGGCGACTACCGGGAGTGGCTATGGCCATATCAACCTTGGCCCGGGTTTGGGATACGCCCCCGTTCACCGTTTGATCTACGAACTTTTCGCCGGCCCGATCCCCGAAGAGCTTGAGATGGACCATACCTGCCACAACAGCGATTTGGATTGCCCCGGCGGCTTGACTTGTCTGCACCGCCGATGCGTGAACCCGACCCACCTAGAGGCCGTCACGCAATCTGTAAATGCACAGCGGGGCCGCACCGGGGAGCATATGCGTCGTGGCTAAGATCAAAGCACCTCGTTGGTTGACCGCTTCTTTCGCCGAGGGAGTACATGAATTGGCCCCAATGCGCCCTGCTCCGGCCTACAAAGGTGCGCTGGGACGCTGTTGGTTGGCGCAGTTCGATGATCGGATGCGAGCTTGCAGCGGTCGGTTTGAATTGGCGCATCTGATTCCGAGGCAGCGGGTCGAAAATGCGCTCGGGGCGCTGATGGTTGAGGATCATGCCTACCTATCCGAGCGTGGTTTCACCGACGAGATGATCCGCGACCTGATTCTGCTCGCAGCCTGGGACCCACGCAACGGCATCATCGCCTGCGAAGGCCACCATCGTCGGTTCGATTCGCATCTGACTCCGGCGCTGACGGTTCCGCGAAAAGCCCTGCCGGGTCATGCAATCAGCTTCGCGCTCGACTGGGGGATCGAGGCTCAGCTCGACCGCTTCCCAGATTAGACTTCGCCCCGTTGCGCAACCCTTCCCAACCCTAGGAGACAACCGAATATGAGCGATTCAGAGATGGCCGCCGATGAGCGTCCCGACGAGCAAGCCAGCTTCCCTGTCGATTCCCTCGACAAGGCACTTCCGCATCTGCGCCGCCCCTTCACGCCCGCTGCGGTGAAGTGGAAGGTGCAGTCGGCGTGGCCGAAAGGCAAGCCCGCCGACGGCGCGATCATCGTCGGTTACATCGACGCCCGGCTTGTCTCCGAGCGGCTGAACATGGTCGTCGGCGGGCGCTGGTCGGAGAAGCCGGTCAGGGTCGGCGATCGACCCGATGCGCTGATGTACGAGCTGACTGTCTGCGAGACGACCCACGTAGATGTCGGCATCAGCCAGGGCGCGACTGAGGGCATGAAGCTGAAGGGCGCTCACTCCGACGCGCTGAAGCGTGCGGCCGTCCGGTTCGGGGTCGGCGTGCCGCTCTACGCGATGCCCGAGGTCCGCGTCGACGTGACTCCCGACGGTGCCGAGAAGGCGGACGGGACGCCGACGATCAGGCGACGGAGCGATGGCAACCCCGGCTACCTGAGCCAAGCCGTCGAAGCCTATCTGCGAAAGCAGTACGAGGACTGGCTGAAGGCGGAGGGCAACGAGACGTTCGGCTCTCCGCTTGACCACGGCGACGCCTCGGCGGGGTCAGTCGGCTACGAGGACCCCGAGGCCGAGGAGTCCACCGAGCAGCGCTCTGCGCGCGAGCCGCTGCAAGACGACAAGGCGAAGGAACTCGGCGAGCAGGCGCGCACGCTGCGCGACGAAATCCGTGCCATCGACGACGGCGCGCTTCCCGCCCAGTCCTTCGATACGGCGATGGCCCAGCGTGAACATTCCCACGATCGGCTGGAAGACTTCATCGCGAAGCTGACCGAGATGCTGGCCGACGTGCGCCGACTCGACGAGCTGGCCGCCGAGGCGCGAGAGAAGCTCGGCGAGAGCGAGGCGAAGAAGGCAATCGCAAAAGCGGCGCGGCGAGCCTCGCGTCATGAGCGGGTCGAAGTGCTGGAGAAGGCGCTCAACGAAACGGGGGCAAACGATGGCGAGTGATCTGAGTTACTACGAAATCCCGAAGTTCTTCGTCCCCATGCAACTCGACACCCTGATCAAGGTCGGGATGCTGGCCGATGTCGAGGGCCATGGCGAGGGCCTGCCGATCGAGGGGATCAGCATCTCCCTCTGCCCGCGTCGCGACCCCGCGGCCGAGGGCGCCGACATTCGAGTCGCCGATGAACAAGACGAGCGCACGGCCGTCGAAGTCGGGCAAGTCGAGGCCGTGATGCTGCCCTACGCCGTCTTCGATTTCGGGTCGGGCGGCTGGGGCTACGGGCGCCAGATCAGGCGCGTCTACAACGAGGACGGGAGCGACCTCGATGCCTGAATGCTGGCGGTTCGTCCCCGTGACGGGTGGACGCTGGATGCTGATCGACGAGCGCGACTGGGTTTCGATCCTGCGGAGCAAATGGTGCTTGCACTCTGGGGGCTACACTGAGGCCAGGATCGCGGGGAAAATCGTCTATGCCCATAGGCTGATCTTGGGGCTGGGCCACGGCGATCTGCGGCAGGCTGACCACCGCAACGGCGACAAACTCGACAACCGTCGCTGCAATCTGCGGGTCGTCCCTGGCGCGGCTGCCAATGGCCAGAATCGGCGGGGTGGTCGAGGTATCAGCCAGCACCGCGGCGTTACCTTCGTCAAGCGGACTGGGAAGTGGAAGGCGCAAGTCATGGTCAACCGCAAGAACAACAACATCGGCGAGTTCGAGACTGAGCAGGAAGCTGCCGACGCTGCCGCCGCCTTTCGCCGCGAGCATATGCCGTTCTCAGCGGAGGCGATGGCATGACGCGCACGACGGATTGGCGAGATTTGCCACCTATCCCCGAGGAGGCGCAGCCGACCTTCCCCCCGAACTGGACCCCTTCTCAGACCTTCCTGCGTATCTCTGACCGCTGCGACCGCGCGGCCCTGCTCTACCTCCAGCACGGCGGCGGCGCAGCTTCCCACGAACTCAACCGCGGGTCGATCGTGCATGAGACGATCGACCGCCTGCTGCGGATGCTTGTTCGCTCCCAGCAGGAACGGGCGCCGGGCCTCGATACCGCCCCGGCGCCCGACTACGTCATCGATGACGCCGCCACTCATGCCGAACAGGTTGCCGACCAGTTGGAGAACAAAATCCCGCCCGACCTCGGCAAGCAGGTCCTCTACGAGGTCATGGCCGACAACCCCGAGTTGCAAGTCAGCGCCGAGGAACGAGACGCCTGCCGCTACATGGTCGACCACTGGTGCCGCGGGACCTACTTCGAGCCGGGCCAGATCATCGGCATCGAGAAGACGCTGACGCTGGAGACGGGCGGCTTTCGGGTGCTGGTCAGGCCCGACCTGATCCGCGACCTCGGCGGCGGCGTGTGCCGGATCGACGACTGGAAGACGGCCTGGCCGCCCGACAGCGAAGACTTCCGCGCGCAGGCTTACGACGCGAACGGCAACCCGCGCTGGGCTGGGAACTTCCAGCTGAACATGGCCGCCGTAGTCGCCGCCTTCGGGGTCACCGACGACGGGCTGCCGCTCGGGCAGTTCGATCGCTTCCAACTGTCGCTCGGCTTCCCCCGCATCCTGCGCGAGGACGGGATCGACGAGCGCACCGTCGAGGTCGACCGACTCCAGCTGGAGGCGTTCCGCGAGGACCTGGACCTCCAGCTGCACCGGCTGCGCGAGGTCTGCATGGGGAAGCGCAAGTGGCAGGCGACGGCCGGGAACCATTGCAACGAATGCCCGGCCGAGGTCGCTTGCCCGCTGCCGCGGGTCCTGCGACCTGAGTCTCAGATGGCAGACCTCGATGGCCTCGACGACCTGGAAGAGGCGGCCAACAAGCACTTCTTCATGCAGCGCTCCGGTGAACGGTTGAAGCGGCGGATCAAGAAGGCCGCCGAGTCGATGGACCCCGAGGCCCTTGACACCTTCATCGTCGACGGTAAAGAGGTCCGGGGCGTCGCGATCGGCGCGGGCGACAGCGTCGCGCTCGTCTTCGTCGACGTCGAGAAGACGGAAGTCCTCGACCGGGAGAACCTGCTCGCCGCCGCCGAGGCCGCCGCCAACCTCGGCGAGCCCTTCGACCGCGAGGAACACGTCAAACGGCGGCAGGCGGTCGAATTCGTGAAGCGCAAAGTCGGGGCGCAGTGACCCGCTACCGCACGATCGTCGCGGATCCGCCATGGCGCTATCGCAAGGACGGCAAGCGGCGCGTCGGCGACCCGTCCTACGCAGGCGGCGTCATGCGCTGGGCCGAGCAGAACTACGAGACGATGAGCAATGCCGAACTGGCCGCCCTCCCAGTCAAAGAGCAAGCTGCCGACGATGCCCACCTCTACCTCTGGGTGACGTCGCCGCGACTCTACGGCGAGCGCAACGATCGAAACATCTCTCCCGCCGACATAGCCGCAGCCTGGGGCTTCGAGTACACGACCCTCCTCACCTGGGTGAAGAAGCCCGGTGCGCCGGGGATGGGCAACTACTACCGGGTCGACGCTGAGTTCATCCTTTTCTGCGTACGCGGCCGATGCCCGATCCCACCGGCCATCCGAGAGAGCAGCGTCATTACTGCCCCCCGTGGCCGACATTCCGAAAAGCCGGATTGCTTCTATGACCTCGTTGAGCGCGTCAGCCCCGGTCCGCGGTTGGAGCTATTCGCCCGCCGCGCTCGGCTCGGAGACTGGAGCTATTGGGGGGATGAGTCGCTTGAAACCGCCAAACTTTGACCGACCCAATCGAAAGGAATAGCTGATGGCAAACGAACGCACCTACCGAGTCCTCGCCCTCACCGGTTCATCTTCGCCGGATGAGGACTTGTCCGACGTCTACAGGGACCTCGGTGCTCACCTTGGTCACGATGCCAAGGCGGCGATTGAGGCCGCGCTCAGTTGCCACGGCCTGCCCGAAGGAACGAACGTCTGCGTCGGAATCCCCGATGGCAACTTCAACGAGCACGACGTCGAGCCGGACCCGCGGCCCCAGTTCAAGGTCACGCCGCGGAAGAACGAAGAGGTCCCGCCACCGCCACTCGACCCCGGCAAGGCAACAAATTGAAGCCCTCGGGTCGCCAGCGCCAGCACCGGGGCGAGCGCAAGCGCGCTCGTCGCCGGGCGCGCAAGGCGAAAGCGCCGCCGGTGCTGAAGTCGGCCTGCCCGAAGTGCGGCTACCCGACGCCGTCCTTGCAGTCGGGCGGCTTCACCCGCTGCACCCTCTGCGGGAGCGTGAAGGCATGACGATCATCCAGGCCAAACCGGGCATTTGCGCCCTCTGCGGCCGGGGCGTCACCTTCGCGCGATCGTCGAAGGGTCCGGTCGAACTGCTCGGCTGGACCCCCTCGCCGGAGGGCTGGATCTACGTCGAGGAAGGCTTCACCCATGTCTACGAGGACCACGGCGGCGCTGTCGCCCATCTTCGCGAGCAGGGTTTCACTGAGGGGCAGATCAAACTTTACGAGTTGCACTACTGCGTCGAGGGGGGCTGAGGCGTCGGCTACGTTCACTTCCCGATGCCTCGCCGGAACAAGAGGGCCACCGAGGGCGGCAACGCTCACTCGCGCGGCGGCTCCTCTTGGATGCACCCGAAGAAGGGCCGGAAGAAGAAGGGCGGCGCTCAGCGGCCGGACGCCGCGCCGTTGACGCCGGGCGCGATGCACTCGCGGACGCGGCTGCGGTAGGCCCCCTCTGGCGCTCCCTGCGGCCCGCTGACGGCCGTTCCGCCGCTCGGGCGGGGAACATGGCGGTATGACCCAAGCGACCCTTATACGAGCGCCAGAGCCGCCCGTGCCGCTGGACCTCGCCGACGAGCTGCCGATCACGCATCTCTGGAAGTTCGAGGTCGTGGGCGAGCCGATCCCGCAGGGCAGTTGGGTCCCGTTCATCTCAAAGACAACCGGGCACGCGATGGCGAAGCCCTCGAACGAAAAGGCGCTGAACGCCTGGCGCAAGCTCGTTGCCGACACCGCCCTGGCTTGCCGCCCTCCATGGTTGCGCGAGCCCTACGATGGGCCGGTCTACGTAAAGCTCGTCTACGTGCGTAAGCGCAACGACTCCGACTACCTCGCCGACGGCGTTACGCTGCGCAAGGGCGCTCCGCGTTTCCCAGCTACCGCCCCCGACATCGACAAGCTCACGCGAGCGATGCTGGATTCCTTGACGGGGGTGGCCTTCACGAATGACGCCCGTGTGGTCGGCGCACCGGACCTGAAGCGCTTCGCCGCCCTCGACGAAGAGGAACGGGTCCTCGTCGATATCGGGTTTCTATAAGCGATGGCCGTTCAAACGAAACCGCGCTCGGCGACCGCGCCCACGGCAGAGCGCGAGCCTGTCTGCCACATCATCGACAACCGGGATCGACCGATATGCGGCGCAGAACCGCTGGGTGTTAGGCCACCGCATGCCGCGTCGATATGCGCAGCTGAGAACCACCCGACTTGCGGCGCTTGCGACTCACTGCGTTCCTTGTCTGAAGGCAACGGGCCTCTCGCGAGACAAGAGGCCGAAGAAGACACCCAGCCGTTCTAAACGACGAAGGCCCGCACGGCGGCGGGCCATCCGATCGGGCAGCTTGAATGCCGCCAGCGCCCCTTCCCAGAGGCGCCGCAAACGATAACCGACACTTGGAGGTCCCCAGATGGGAGCAGCGACGGCGGAGAAGCCGAAGTCAGCATCGTCCAACGGCAACGGCGAAGAGGGCGAGGGCCGCGAACCGCTCGACGGCGAGCACGGCGACGAGCAGCCCAAGCCGAAGGCACCCCCGATCGAGTTGGAGGGCCAGGGGCAGTTGTCCCTGAAGATCGGCGGGCGGGAGCCGGACAAGGCGACGGCGAAACTCGTCGGCGGGAAGATCGCGATCCCGAAGGGCGAGTACCAGCCCGGCGAAGTGATCGAGGCGGTGGTCCGGCTGCGCGTCTCGAAGGTCGCGATCACTCACAAGGTCAACGACGGCGAGACGATCGAGGTCGAGCGCGAGCATCAGTTCAAGATGCTCCAGATCGAGAAGGTCGCGGGCTAGGCCGGGCGAAATGCAAGAGACCCGGGGGGAGAAGTTTGCCAACAAATCACCCCGGGCCTCTTGACAGCGGGTGATATTATGCCCGCCACCTTGAATCTACGTCCTAAAGCATAGACGATTGACCCGTCGGACCCTCGACTACTTCCTTGAGCGGTCGCATCCCGAGGAAGGATGCCGCATATGGGACCGCTCCCTGTCGAATGGATATGCGCAATGCGGGCCAGGCGCGCGTGCCCACGTAGAGGTTTACGAACTGCACCACGGCAAGGTGCCAGCAGGGAAGGTCGTAACGCAGATTTGCGGTGATCGGCGCTGCATAGCTATCGAGCATCTAGCGCTGTCCACCCCTGCAAGGCGAGTCCGCGAAAGCCAATCTGTCCTGACGCCGGAGGATGCCTCCTACATTCGTCAATCGCCGGAGCGGGGTATCGACCTCGCCCATCAGTTCGGCATCTCAGAGGCTTCTGTCTCGCGGATTCGTCGAGGTTCACGCTGGAGGGTCCCAGCGTGATTTGACCCGCCTAGTACCGCAGTGTCAGCCGCGCAGCCCGGGCGGGGCCTCATAGCGCGGTGGGATTCTCCCGCACACCATCGGGAGACGGCGGCCGAGACGATTGAAGGGCACTCGGCCGACGAAACCCGGTGGCGGCGCCCCCGCAAGGGGACTCGCACCTGCAAAGGATAGAGGCAGTCCGGGACAGCATCCGGCCTCCTCGAAGTCCACCCGGCCCCGACCCCCGCACTTCTTTTCGCAACGCGACGTTAGAAGGGCTTTGAGAGAAGAACTATGTCCCCACATGTAGGCAAGGCAGGTAAGAACCGCCGTCGGCGCGCCAAGGCCCAGCGAACGGCCTCTCGCCGCGATACCCAGCGCATGACCGAACGCAAGCCGAGGCCGACCACCGACACGCTCCGCGGCGGCTTCAAGCCCGCATGGGAGGACGAATGAGCCTTCGCCAGCCCTCCCGACGCCCCGGCCTCGACCGCCCCGGCGAATCGCACCCAAAGCGCCTCGACTGGTTTACCTACCTGCAAGCGGTTCCAGGGCAGGTGGCGGCGCTGCGGACAAAGGTGCCGAACACCCACGTGCACTTCGAAGATGGCGTCGGCTCGGTCACCTGCACCTGCGCTGCTGGCCTACCGCTCATCGTCGCCCCCGCCCAGAGCGCGGCATGCGTCTGCGGTCGCATCTTCGTCAACATCGGCCGCAACGAGATCCGCGTCTGTCGGCCCGAGGAAGCGGCATGAGCGCGCAACCCGGTCGCCACCTGCGCCCGGTCGAGGAAGAGGTGCCGCTGATCGTCGTCAACCCCGAGACAGGGGAGAGGGTCGGGATGCTGGCCGACCACACGCAGGAGCGCGACGACGTGATCGCGGGCCTGCAACGCGACGTGAAGGGGTGGGCCGCGAGGTACGCGGAACTGAAGCGCGACAAGGACGCAGAGGCTCAGGAATCGCCAGTTTGGCCAGCGGCCCTGCGCGTCTTCGACTACTGGCGCCAGCAGTGCAAACACCCCCGCTCGGAATTCAGCCTAGATCGCTTCGAGATGATCCGGCCCCACCTAGAGCGTCTGAGCGCCAAGAAACGAGGCCGATCCGACGATCCGAAAGAGCGACTAGAGCACGCCGAGGCGCTCTGCAAGCTAGCCGTGGATGGCCTTGCCTTCGACCCCTTCGTGACCACGCAGAAGAACGGCCGATCCAAGTCCCACACGGGCTGGCATCTCGCTTTCGAAACCGCAGATCGCTTCGAGGCTCGCTGCAATGCCGCCCCGCTTGAGCGCATCCGCGAGGTCATGGGCCAGCCGAAGGTCGAGGCAAACGACGCTTGACCAAGCGCAAGGCGACGGGTAGACTCCGGCGAATGAAGGCGGCAACTCAACCGGGAGCCTTGGCAGGGCGCTATGCGATAGCCAAAATGTTCAATGTCACCCGCCAGGCGGTGCAGTCGATCATCGACCACCCCGATTTCCCGGCTCCCATTGATCACGAAGGCAAGAACGAATCGCCTATTTTCTGGACCCGCGATGTTGAAGCCTTCCAGGCTGAGCGCAAGCGGCAAGCCGCACCCGAGTCAGCCGCAGCGTAACAGTTGACAAACCGCAAGCAGTTCGGTAGGTTGCTCGCATGGATCGGGGCGGTATCACCGGGGTCGACATCGAGCGCCTGAAGCGAATGCGCTGGTCAGAGCTGGAGCGAGCGGCACTTGAGGCCGGGGTATCGCGGGGCACTATCAAGCGCGCAGCTACCCGGGATGAGCTGCGTCGGGCGATTCTGCTGACGAGGAGCCGACCCAGTGCCTGAAGTCCCAGTCGAACTGCACTTTCCCGTCGGCGTCCTCATGGAGAACACCGTTGTCGAGACGATGCTCGTCTATCTGCGCCGGGTACCCGTTGTCGGCGAGACGATTGACTTCGCAGAAAACGCGGGGCTCGGCGAATGGATCGACGGTAGTAGCTTCACCGTGAAGACGGTTTGCTGGCAGGTTCATCGGATCGCCCCGGGAATCAACAAAGCTCCGGTCGTGGTGCTGGAGCGATGACTGCGAACCCCCGCGTCCTCAACTACGGCTCCGGCCCGCCCGACGACGGCCTCAAGCGCGAATGGGACATCTGCCCCGACTGCGGCAACCGGCGCTGGCAGCTCGTCATCGTCCCCGACCGCTTCTACTGCGACCGCTGCGCCAAGGCGAGCCTCGGCCCCAACACGGAGGTTCGCGAGCCTGAACCGGAGCAGGTTGGCCTGTTCGAATGACACGGCGCGAGGAAGAAATCATGGTCCTCACCGGCGCCACCCTGCTCGGTCGACTCTGGGGCGAGGTGACCGCCGCCGACCTAGGGCGCATGCTGAGCTTCACGACGCGACGCGCTCGTGACCTGCTGATATCTCTTCAGGCGCAGGGGGAGGTCGTGCGTGGGTATCACACCTGGCGCGGGTACACCTGGTGGCGCACGAAGCCCTCCGAATGACCCTGCACGTCGCCGCCGTCCTCACCTACCTCGGCTGGGCCGAAGCCTTCGAGGCGGAGCGACAGACGGTCCTCACCTGGAACCACGACGCCTTCCGGCAAGTGCTGCGCGAAAACAAGCTCGAACGCTCCTACCTGCGGGCAGCGCGGCATGCCGCCGCCAAGGGCCTGCCGGAGTTCGTCGAGGTCGTCTACCTGCACGACCGCGACCGCCTCCGCCACGCGAAAGCCGCGGGCCTCTTGCTTCGCGCCGACGTCGAGCGGTACCATGCGCTCCGTGCTAGGCGGGCGGCACTGTAGGATTTCGCGCAATGGATGAAGGCGCTCTGGTCGGGACTCTCGGCTTCTTCTTTGCCGCGATCGAGGACTTCCTGCCGCCGATCGAGGCGAGCGCGTGAGCCGGGAGCGCCCCCTGCCGGGCGCGACCGCAGTGCGCCTGCGCCGGGACGGGATCGCCCACGACCTCTCTACGGCGATGCTCGACCTTCGTCTCTGCCCCTGGTTCCGCTGGCGACGGCGCGCGCAGCTGCGTCGTGACGTGGCCTACCTGGAGGGCATGGCCGAGGGCCTGCGGTTGGTGGCCCCCCGGCCCGATCCCTCGCAAGCCTCGCAAGGCTGAAGCCCCTCCGGTCGGGTCCGGCGCCGCCGGTAGCTTGGCGGCCGTGAACGCGATCGAGAGGCTGCGGCGCGCGGTGGCAGGTAAGGGAGGCTTCGAGGAAGCGGTCGCGCGCAGGGCGGTCAAGGACTTCATCGAGGGAATGCGGATGCTGTGCGCGGCAGAAGGTCCGTGGGCCTTCGTCAACGTCGCAGATCAGGACGCGGGTTCAGCGCTTGCGACCCAAGAACGTGCGGTCGAACAACATCGACCCTGGCGGCTGGCACACGCTCGGCGCGCTGCTCGCAGCCTACAGCCTCCGTTGACAAAGCGCAAGTCACCGCGTAGTCTCGCCCCAGTCAACTATCCCCCTGCGAAAGCGAGGAACGAATGAAGGTCATCACCCGAGTCAAGGACGGCAACGCCACGGTCGAGATTGTGGATCCGAGCGACGGCACGGTTGTTCGCTACGCGCCAGTCGGCGAGGGAGAGCAGGTCTGCGTCGTCGCCACGACTGCGACCAGCGCGTCCGACCTGGAGGTCTACGGCCCCGAGGCGATCCCCGAGCCGGAGGCCGAGGCCGCCGAGTCGGGCGAGGGCGGCGAGTCCGAGGCCGCCGCCAACCTCGGCGAGCCGCCCCCGGCAGGTGAGGGCGAGGGACTTGGCGGCGCCAACACTGGCACGACAGGTCCCGACGAGGACGAGAAAGAGACCGCCTGACGCCCTGAGCGGCCCGCTGCGGGGCGGGGGGAGGGGTTTCGCGACCTTCCCCCTTGCTCCGCCGCCTACGGGCGCTAGGCTTCCTCCATGGTCTTCCGGGCGACACTGAGACGAGGGCGTGCAGACGCCGAACGCTCACTCGGCGTGCGCTTCAAGCGCAATGGCACCGTCCTGAGCCTCCTGGTCACTGGCGATCGGCGCCGGAGCCTATCCTGCGCTCTATGCGAGAGAACGTGACGATCCTCGACGTCGAGTAGCGTCGGAGTCCAGAGCGAGATGAGCGAACGCCTCGCCGCTCAGGATCGCTTCATCGCACAGGTGCGCGAGATTGCCCGAGAATGTGGCTATGCCGTTGCCATCCACGGTAGCCGGGAGCGCGACCTCGACTTGGTCGCGGTGCCCTGGACCGATAATGCAATCCACCCGCGTCATCTTGTCGATGCTCTGATCGAGCGCCTGGACCTCTGGCTGAAGCCTGCCCCGGAACCGCTGCTCCCCGAGAACCCTGAGCGAAAGCCAAATGGCAGGATTGCATGGGCGCTGATGGGAGCGCCAGGCTGCCAGTACCTCGACCTGTCTGTCTTCGCGTGACCGGCCCCACCGCCACTGAGCGCCGGGGTATGATCTGCGATAGTCGTGGCTGACGAACCTGACAAATCGCGAGGCAAGCCCCGCAAGGTCTGGAGCAAGGCGACCTGGCTGGAGGCGTATGCGAAACACGGCACCGTGACCGCCGCCTGCAAGGTGGTCGGAATCAGCCGCGAGACGGCCTACCAGCACCGCAAGAGCGATGAGGAGTTCGCGGCAGCCTGGGACCGTGAGGAGAATGCCGTCACAGATCTGCTGGAGAAGACGCTGGTCGAGATCGCTCTCGACTTCTCCCACCGAGGCCAGGTCCGAGCCCTCGATATCGCCCTCAAGGCACGCCGCCCCTCCGTCTATCGTGAAAGCCTCAATGTCAAGCACGGGGGCAAGGTCGGGGTCGCGGTCGAAATCGAGGAAGGCGTGGACGAGGCGATAGATGGCCTCCTCGCCGAAAACGACCGCCTCACCCAACGACTGGCGGAACTGGAGCCTGCCGAGCAAGCTGAAGCTGCTGGCTCGGCTTCGTAGTCAGCGCTGGTCGCGGGAAGCGAACACCGGCCAAACGCTCCCTGTGGGTGACTGGCGGGTTTGGTATGCGAAGGGAGGGCGAGGATCGGGGAAGACCCGCACGGGAGCCGAGACCCTTGCGCAGTGGATTCTCACGAACCCTCCTGGCGAATGGGGGGTGATCGCGCCGACCTACGGTGACGCGCGGGACACCTGCATCGAGGGCAGCCCTGCTTCCCCGGCCCTGCTCGATGCGCTCGGGCCGGCGGTGGAAACCTGGAACCGCTCGATGGGCGAACTGCGGGTCGCCAACGGAGCGATAGTGCGCGCCGACGGGGCCGACGACGGCGCGCTTCGGGTCCAGGGTCGCAACTTGCGTGGCGCATGGTGCGACGAGGTGGGCCTCTGGAAGCAGTGGCGGATGGCTTGGGAGGAGTCGATCGGCTTCGCGGTTCGGCTCGACCCGGCCCGCATCATCGCCACCGGCACACCGAAGGGGAAGCAGGGTGTGGTCAAGCTGTTGCTCGACGACCCGGTCGATGTGGCGATCACGACGCTGCTGCTGGAGGAGAACGAAAAGAACCTCTCCCCCGCTCAGATCGCCGCACTCCGTCGCCGCCACGAAGGGACTCGGCTCGGCCGCCAGGAGCTTCACGGCGAGATTCTCGACGACGTCGAGGGCGCGCTCTGGACTTGGGCGATGATCGACGCCCATCGTTCCGAACTGCCCACCGAAGGCCCGTCGCGCACCGTCGTGGCAATCGACCCCGCCGCGACCTCGGAGGAAGGCTCCGATGAGACCGGGATCGTCGCGGCGATCTGCTATGCCGCCTCGACTCCCTACCCGAAGGCCAACCTCGTCCACGGCGAAGCGGTCGATCACTACTTCGTTCGCGCCGACCGCTCCGGTCGCTTCTCGCCCCGAGGCTGGGCTGCAGAGGCCATCGAGCTATACCACGAGTTGAAGGCGGACCGAATCGTCGCCGAGAAGAACCAGGGCGGGGAGATGGTCGCCTCGACGATTCGCTCCGTCGACCCGAACGTGCCGATTTCCCTCGTCTGGGCCTCGAAGGGCAAGGTGACCCGCGCCGAGCCGATCTCCGCACTATACGAGCAGGGCCGCATCCATCACGTAGAGCCGTTCCCCGAGCTGGAGTCCGAGATGACAGCCTGGGTCCCCGGCGAGCCTTCACCGTCGCGCATGGACGCCCTGGTCTGGGCGATCAGCGACCTTGTCGATTCGAGCCAGCATTTCGCCTTCGGATCGTCGGATGACCGGCCCGTTGAGGACCCGATCACCGCGGGCATCCTTGACAAGCGCTGGTAGATTCCCTGCCGATGAGCTTCCTCGGCTCCGTATTGGTCACCTGCGCCACGGCGGCGGCCTTGGCGATCATTGGGATGCCCGCATGGGCCGCTGGCGGTTTGGGGTCGCTTGCCTACCTCGTCTGCATCCGAGTTTCCGAGTAGTCTGCGCCACGCTGACGATCAGGCGCGGTGGGTTTCGGGAGAGTCCCCGCCGCGCCAAAACTCTCCCGACGAAAGGACCAGCCCATGAACACCGACCAGGCCCGCCGCATCGTCGCCCTGCACGACAAAGCCGACCGCGCGCTCGCCAACCTGCGCAACGCGAACTCGATGTCGGCCGAGGACCCGCGCGCCACCGAGCTTCTGGAAGGCGCAGGGGACGCCTACGCCGAGGCGACGACGGCGCTCTACGACGAGCAGGCGGAAGTCGTCTCCGACTTCCGCGCCCGGCCGGACCGATCGGAATCCGACGACTCCCCGCTCCTCGACGAGGGCTTCGAACCGGGCAAGGCGGTCCGGATCGTCAAGGACGGCCGCGGCGCGGGCTTCATCGAGAACCGTGGCGATATGAAGCCCGGTTTCCTGCCGGTGCGCTTGACCACCGATGCCCACCTTCACGGCGACGACTTCCCCCAGGGGGCGGTGATTGCCGTCGCAGTCGAGTCTCTGTCCCTGGAGACCCCCACAGACGCGCCCTCCGCCGCAGAGACGGGCGGCGACGGCTCCGGCGAGGGTCAGGCCGCCGCGAAGGACTAGCGGGCCTTACGCGCCTTCCTGGCGGTCCCGGCGCGGGGTCGTCAGGGGGCGATAGGCTGCCACCGTGGGCAAAACAGCGACCTACGGACTTCCGTTTCCGGCCGACACCGATGCACCCGATGGCCCGAGTCAGCTAAAAGCGCTGGCTGAAGCAGTCGAGAAAGCGATGCTGATGGGCATTACGCCCTACGCACCGGTGATCATCGAAACGGAACAGTCACGCTCCGAAGCCACCTATGGGACTCTCGGCACACCCGATGAAATCCCTGGCATCGTGGTTCCGGCAGGCGGCCTCCTGCTCGTCGAGTATCGGGCTGTATGGAAACAATCGGTTCAGGAAAAGGCTCGCGCTGCGATCTTTCTTGGCGAAAATCAATTGAAAGTGCGGGCGGGGAATAGCAGTGCTGCCGAAACGCTCGCCGCCGCTTTCAATGCAGTGACAAATTCGGCCTACCTCTCAACGTCGTCGGCGCTTGGACTACAAAGTACGGCATCGGGGATGGGTGGCACCTTGAACGTCACGACAACGGGGCTTCTTGCGGGTGGCTTCGCGCCCAAAACGCAATCCCTGCTATACGAGCTGGGCGGCACACTCGAAACATTGAAGGCCGCAGAAGAAGCCCCGCGCGGTTTTGGGGGCTTGGCGGTCATTGAGGGCCTGGCCGCTGGGACCTACAATCTCTCGATTCGCTTCAAGGCTCTTGAAGGCTCCGTCACTGCCAAAAAACGGTTGCTGAGCGCATACGTTCTTGGCAAGCGCGAATAGGCGCCTAGCTCGCGAAATGTGTCCGGAGCCGGTTAGCTCTACGCCGCAATCGGTGCAGGCAATGTTCTCGGTGTGGCGTTCTTGCCTTCATCCGAAGGCAGATAACTTGCCATTCGTGCCATAGCTGCCACGCCCATCGGCGCTGCTCTACTTCGAATCCGGCCTCGCAAGGGGGCATCGTGGCCAACTCGGGATCATCGTGGCCAAATCCGAGTAGGTGCCCATACTCATGGCGCATTACTGAGCAGAGTTCGGTTTCGGTCAGCCCCTCGACGACGAAGAGGTTGCATTCGATGGGCGTCGCCTCGGGCATCGTTGCCCGCCCGAGGACGTTTTCGCCGAGCGCTCCCGGCGCCACGACTTCGCGGTGGACCGACGTGCAGAGGTTGGGCTGCCGCTGCCAGTAGGCATCGGCCATCGAGTAGGCCCGTTCCTCGGCGGCGGCAAAGGGTCGACCGACGCCGTAGATGCCCGCCTCGGCGTGGGCCGCATACAGACACCCCAGCACCGCGAAGAGGGCGAGGTAGACGACGAGCGTGTAGCGCTTCATTCGGGACTTCCTTTCTTCGAGACGAGCGCCCGGACGATCACGAAGACGATCAGGCCGCCGACGATGACGCAGCCCTGCGGCCCGAGGACCACCGCCGCCAAGAAGACGAAGGCAAGCGCGAAGGGCAACAGGATCAGCGCGAGGCCGCTCCAGAGCAGGGCGGCGGCTAGCGTATTGGGGCGTTTCATGGCGACCTCCAGATCGACGGGTTCATGGCGCAAAGCCTAGCGCTATCTCTTGCGGTTTGTCAACTGCCCGTTCCGGATGGTAGGCTGCGTTCCGCGACACGGTTCATCGCCCCGGCCCGCTAGAAATGGCGGGCCGTCGGCGTTCTGGGGGTAGCGGCACCTCTGTAGCGTCACCGGGTGCCATATGGATCGCCCCCAACTCGTAGCAGACAGGAAGCGCCGGATCGAGGCCATCGCGGAAGAGCGTCGAGTGGGGCGGCTGATTCGCGTTCATCTTCCTGACGGAACGATCAAGGCGATACGCAAGGGCGAAGGATCGTTCTAGTGGCCGATTCCGCCGCCATCCAAGCCGCCCGCGCCCGCATGGCGGCGAAGGCCGGAATCTCGATGGCCGCTTCAAAGGAGGTCGTGCGCGCCGCCCCCACCACCGAGCAGGGCGTCCCCGGTGCGGTGCTGTCGCCGATGGGCGGCTTTGGTGCCCGCCCCGACTGGGCCTACTTCGTCGATGACCGCGAGTTCGCCGCCGAGATGCAATGGCCGCGCTCGGTCGAGGTCAACGAGCGCATGGAAACCACCGACGCGCAGGTCAAGGGCCTGCTGCTCGCGACCTTCCTGCCGATCCGCCGGATGCGCTGGGAACTCGACCCCGCCGAGGCGAGGCCCGAGGCAGTCGCCCTCGCCCACGAAGACCTGAACCTGCCGGTGCGGGCCGACGAAGAGTCGGTGGCCCGGCGCGGCGGCTTCAACCACGACCGCCACTTGGGTCATTCCCTGCGCGCTGTCAGCCAGGGCCACTACCACTTCGAGGAAGTCCTCGAACTCCGTGAGGACGGGCTGCTGCACCTGAACAAGCTCGGCACGCGCCCGCCCCGCTCGATCATCGGCATCCGCACCGACGAGCACGGCAACCTGGAGGCGATCGAACAGATGGCCGGTGGCCTGAATCTCGGCTCGGGGCGTGTCCTCGGAGGGACCGTCGGGGGCGTCCGCACCCTCAAAGCAGACCGCCTGCTCGTCTACCTCTGGGACACTGCCGACGACGGCGACCAGGTCGGCCGCTCGGTGCTGCGGTCCTGCTACCGGAACTTCCTGGTCAAGGACGCGCTGATCCGCGTCGACGCCGTCAAGCATGAGCGGAACGCGATGGGGGTCCCCTGGTTCGAGGTCGACCCCGCGGCCTCCCAGCCGCAGATTGAATCGCTGGCGCGCAAGGCGGAAGAAATCCGCGCCTCGGCGGTGGGCGGCGGCGCCGGGCCGGGCAAACTGCGGATCGCGGGCGTCGAAGGGTCCCTCCCCGACACGATCGGCTCGATCCGCTACCACGACGAGCAGATGGCGAAGGCCCTCATGCAGATGCTTTTCAACCTCGGGGGCGATGCGAACTCCGGCGCCCGCGCGCTGGGCGACACCTTCGCCGAACGGGCGATCGAGCTTCAGGGCGCGATCGCCGACTGGTACTGCGAGGCGACGCAGGCGTTCATCGACCGGCAGGTCAAGCGCAACTTCGGCCCCGACGAGGCGTCGCCGCAGATCACCTACACCCGCACCGAGACCTACGAGGTCGCCTTCGCCGACCTGGCGACCGGCGTCAAGGAAGGGCTGATCGCCGTCACCCCCGAGCTTCGCGCCTACGTCGAGGAACGCTGGAAGGTCCCCGGCCAAAAGAACGCGCCCAACCTCCCTGCGGCGCCCCCTGCCGCCCCCGAAGACACCGGCGAAGGGGAACCCGCCGGAACGCCCACGGAAGCCGCAGAGGCGCCCGCACGGCCCCAGCCGAAGCGCTCGGCGCTGGCGGAGAAGATGGCGGCGGCGCTGACGGCCCCGATGACCTGGCCGCAACTGGCCCGCGCCGTCGGCACCGACTCCAAGAATGGCACCGCCAGGCGCGCTCGGGACCAGCTGATCGCCGAGGGTGCCATCCTGCGAAGCGGGCCGAATGGCACCCTCCAGCCGGTCATGGCACTAGAGCTTCCCGACCGCGACCTGAAGCGCGCCCCGCTCGCCTTCGAGGTCACCGCGCAGGTCAACTTCGCCTCGATGGAGGAAGCCTTCGAGCAAGGCCGGACAACGCTGGTCGACGCCTACCGCACCGCGCAGGCCCAGCAGATCGCGCAACTGGTCGCGGCAGTCGAGGCGGCCGATGGGGATGCGGCGAAGCTCGCGACCCTCGAATGCGATCCCGTCGATGTTGACGTCCTCGCCGAGCCGATGATGGTGATCGCCGAAGAAGGGGTCGCCTCAGCACGCGGCGAGCATGAGGCCCAAATGAGCGGTGCAAGTGCCCGAGAGGGTAGCTCTGGAGCCAAAAACAGGGCGGCGAGCAGAACCGCCTTCCGCGGCGCCGAAGCCGACACCGAGGCCCTGGAAGCCACCGTGCGCGAACGCGCCGAGGCGGCGTCGCTGACGCTGGCGGCCGGGCTGGCGACGTCGGCGAGTAAGAAGGCCGCCGCCGTGTCGAGCCTCGCGCCCGAAGCCGCCGCCGCCGCAGTCAGCGAGCACCTGAATTCGCTGACCGACGCCGCGCTTGACGAGCAGCTGGGCGGCGCCACCCAGCAGGCGTACAACTCGGGGCGGCGCTCCTACTTCCGCGAGTCTGGGCCGAAGGAAATCTACGCCAGCGAGATTCTCGATCAGAACGTTTGCACCGCCTGCAACGGGATCGACGGGACAGAATGGGCGACGCTGGCCGAAGCCGAAACGGCCTATCCGATCGGCGGCTACGTAGATTGCGAAGGCGGGCTGCGCTGCCGCGGGACGCTGGTCGCGACCTATTAGGCCGGGAAAGTGCCTAGCACCAGGAACTCGTAGGCCCGCTGAGCTACTGCCTGCCAGTTCATGCCGATGACCCTCAATCGATCCATGCCCGGCTAGCGTACTAGACTGCCCACCCGGTGGAACGCCGCCGCCTTAAAATCGGGATGCAGGTCGGCATTCGTCCCGCGAACCGCGCCCCCGCGATCAAGCCCCGGCTCGCCACGGTGCGCGCTCTGATCGACCGCCCCGGCACTCGCCAGAATCGCGCGCTGGTCGAGTACGCGGACTCCGGCGTCAGCGTCGAACTTCCTCTCTGGCGCCTCGCGCCGCTGTAAACCGTGAAACGCCCCACTCGGAGCGACGGGCCGGTCAAAGGGCTTTCGAAGCCACCCGCCGCCCCCAGTGGGGCTGCGCCAGCGTAGCGGGTGACCTCCGACAACACAGGAGGGTCAGCGTGTCGCGGTGGCGACTAACGGAGGGCTCCGAGGAAGCCATGCTAAGGCAAGGCGCCACCCTCGGTTGCGGGCAGCCAATCCCGCCTCCCGCCTAACCTTTCCCGATCATGAACGCGCAAGAACTACTCACCGCCCCGGCCTCGACGCTGACTCGCAAGCAGCGCCGCGACCGCGCTGCGCTGAAGCGCCAGATCGCTGATCAAATGCGCTTTCTTCCCGGCTACGCCGTTGGAAGGGTTCGGACGACAGTTGACGGCGTAAGGATTCGCCCTCGCCCCGAGCAATGGGGAGCCACGATTACGATTCCGACCGCCGATTTGCAGCTTCCGTGACCAGCCTCTTCCTAGAACTCACGCGAATTCGCACTCGCCGCCTTCGCGTTCGCCTAGCGCTCTGCCTTCAGAACGGATATCCCGATGAGGCCGAGCTTGCGGAGTGTGGATGGCGGGGTCGGCTCGCCCTGCTCATCTCGGGCCGATGACCGGCTTCTCTCCCCTACGGCCTGGCCTGCCGGGCGTCAGCGTAAAATTCATCGAGCCGCGATGACCGGCCTCTTCCTCCGCTACTGCGCCCCATGCAACTCGACCACCCCCTCGGTCGCGCCGAAAGGCGAGTGCGCCGAGTGCGGAGCCGCCCTAAAGATCGTCGACGCCTTCGCGCTGATCCCGGCGCTGGGGGCGAAACTCGACGTCGGCCAGCGCGAGGCCGCATTCGACGCCTGCAAGGGGCACGACCTCCCGACTTGACAAACCGCAAGGGTGCCGTCAGAATCAGGGAATGCTCGATCCTGGCCTTATGGCGCTGAGGTGGCGGTATATACGCAAGTTCCGGGCGCTGGACCGTGAGCGGCGCCGGAAGTTGGCCGAAGCAGAGCGCGTTGCTCGCGGCCTTCCGCCCCCGCCGGGCTGGATCGACGCCGACCCGCCGGGCTGGTGCTTCCCTAGCTTCGCCATGTGGTCGAGGCCATTCGACTGGGAGATCGATGCATGATGGAGCGCACGATCACCGTCGATACCTTTACGGAGGTCGCGGCGGGGGTGCCAGTTCTAGAGCACGGCTTTACCCGGAAGTGCGGCTGGCTCTATGAGGACGGAAGGATGGTCGGCCAGATTCGCGAAGTGATCGAGCAGAGTCCGGTGATCCCCGCGCAGGATTTTCCGCCCCCCACGGCCACGCCTCCTGTCCAGCGTGGCCCCTTTACCTTCGTCCTGTGGTGATCCCCGAGGCGAAGATCACCGCCCTGCGCGAGGCCCTTGAGCGCAAAGGGACCGTGACCTTCAAGAACGGCTCGGTAGTCGAGCGCGAGCTAAAGCGCGTCACGGATGTAAACGGCAAAGGCGATATGGAGATTCGCCAGGTCGCCCGTTTGGTCGTCAAGCGTCCGGCTGGCGGCTCAATGCGCTTCGCCGACTCCGACGCCGAAATCCGCCGCGCCTATGAGATGGCGCTGAACGGGCCGCGACCAAAGCAGCAGCCGACCGAGCGGGACTTCGGCGAGGTGCCATTTTGACCCGTGAGCAGAAGATCGCCGAGGCTCGCAGGTTGCGTAAGCGAGGATTGACCTATCGGGAGATAGGCGAGCGGCTGGGAGTAAGCACTCGCGCCGTCTGGGCGTGGCTGAACCCAGAAGCGCAGAAAGCGATAGTGCGCGGCGTCAATGCGAAAAGGACGAAAGCCAAGCGGGAGTGGGCGCGCGCCAATAGAGCCGCCTGCCCACAATGCGGGAAGCCAATGGGTCCCGGCACCGCTGGTCGTAAATGCAGGGTCCCGAGGCGCTGTCGAACCTGCTTGAAACGGGAAAGCCGCGAGCGCACCGAACGCTACATCGCCTTGCGAGAACGCGGGATGCTCAACTTCCAGATCGCTGAGCGAGAGGGTGTCCCGACTCACAAGGTCGCCGGCGCGCTCAGCAGAGCCAAAGAAGAACACGGCCTCCCAGTTCCCCCCTCGCCCTACCATTCTTAGCCGCGGGGCGGGGCAGGTTTTATCGATGGGCCTGCGGAGCGACGGAACGCTCACCCGCCCCGTCAAGGGGGTCGGGGCGCCTCGGCAGACTCCCCAGCATGGACTTCGTCACGATCCCCGACGTCGAGCTTTGCTCGGCGGGCATGGACTGGCCCTCGGCAGGGGGCCTCGTCACGCTGACGTTGGAGCACATTGCCGACTGCGTCCGCGCCGGGGAAGACACGCTGATCACCCCGCCTCGACTAAAGATCGGGCACACCGACCCGCGCTTCGCCGACCCTGACGATCCGGGGCACGATCCCTTCTACGACGGCGAACCGGCCTTCGGCTCGATCGCCAACATGCGGCTGACCAACGACGGCGCTACGGCGACGGGCGATTACGTCAACGTGCCGAAGTGGCTCGCCGACGGCCTGCCTGCCTTCTACCCCTCGCGCTCGATCGAGGGCGCCTATTCGATCGAGGAAGGGCCGGGCGGCAAGCTCGAAGCGCGCTGGGACGTCGAGACTCCGGCAGGGCGGCACTACAGCTTCGTCCTCACCGCCTGTTCGCTGCTCGGCGTCCAGGCCCCGGCGGTCAAGGACCTGGAGGACCTGCAGTTCCGGCTCAGCGAAGGCCGGGGCGTGATCGTGACCGGCGACCCTGAGGCCGGGGGGGTGCCGATCGCTGTCAGCATGGGGGCCGTGCCAGGAGCCGTTTCACTAGAGGCCGACGTGGACCGCGTCATCGACGTCTTCTACGCCGAGTTTTGCGTCGATGAGCGCTACTGGTGGTGGGCGCGCGCCGTCCGCGTAGACCCGAACGTGATCATCGCCGACGATGACGAAGGCTCCCTCTGGCGGATTCCGATCCAGACCGATGCCGACCAAAACATCACTTTCGGCGAGCCGGAACGTGTGATCCAGACCTTCCAGCCCGCCCCCGAGGCTGCCGCCGCCCTCGCAGCGGTGGCACAGACCGCCCCCAGCGGAGGCCGCACCGTGAAGGCGTTTGCGGCCCGCGAGCAGACGGTGCCAGCAGATCGCCGCGAGCGTCCCGAGGGGGGGGTCAGCGGCTCCGGTAACACTTCCGACATGAACTTCAGTGAGCTTTCCGACGCCGCCCGTAAACGCCTCTGCGCGGCCTACGACCTCTCGGAGGACGCGACCGACAAGCAGCTGGAAGAGGCCGTCGGCGCCGAGCCGGATGAGTCCGGCGACGGCGAGGGTGCATCCGAGGGCGACGGCTCCGGCTCCGGCGAGGGCGAGGGGTCCGAGGGCGACGGCGGCTCGGGCGAGGGCGGCGAGTCCGGCGAGTCCGGCTCCGAGGACGGCGAGGGCGAGGGTGCCCCGGCCACGTCGGAGACGCCCACGACCCCCGTCGACAAGACCGTCCTGACCCAGCTTCAGAGCGACGCCGCCGCAGGCCGCAAAGCCCGCGAGCAGCAGGTCGCCGAACACCGGGAGTCGGTGCTGAAGGCGGCCCTGGAAGCGGGCAAGATCACCCCCGCATCGAAGGGCGCGTGGGAGACGAAGCTGAAGGCGGCCCCCGAGGCCACCGAGGCGGAACTCGCCGCGCTCCCCGAAGGGCTGGTCCCGGTCGACGAGGTCGGCCACGGCGGCTCGCAGACGGGCGCCGGTGTCGAGGTTTCGGCCGAGGAAATGGGAGCGATGTTCCCCGGACACGGAAAGGTGGCGGCGTAGACCATGGAGAAGATTGGCCGCTACAAGCCAGGGCAGAACGTCACCGTCAAGCCCGACGGCGAACTCGCCGGGGACCAGCTGAAAGCTGCGCGCTTCGTCGCGATCACCGACTACGGCACCGACCGCTCTTACCTGGCTTCCCACGCGGAACCGGGCGACCCGCATCCCTTCGGCGTCACCCAGCGCGACTCGGCGAAACCCAACGTCGAAGACCCCGCTTCGGTTGATCTGACCGTCGAGGTCCAGAAGGGCGGCATCCCCTTCGTCGAGGCCGGTGAGGAAATCACCGCGCCGGTCGACATCGCGGTTGGCGAAGACGGCAAGGCGGTCGTTGCGGGCGGTGAAGTCGCCGCCTCCCTCGTCACCGGCAAAGTCGCCGACAACAACGCGATCCTCTTCACGGCGCGTGAGAAAGGCAAAGGCGGCAACAGCCTCACGATCGCCATCCTCAACACCGGCAAAGGCAAAGCACTGGCGGTGGACGTAGATGGCGACGACATCGTCATCACGGCCGCGACCAACGAAGTCGGCGCTGGGGAAATCACGTCCACGGCCGCGCAGGTCGAGGCCGCGATTTTGGAGCACGACACCGCCTCCCAGCTGGTCACCGCCGTCAACTCAAGCACCTCCTCGGGTGCCGGGGTAGTCGCCGCGGTCGCGAAAACGTCCCTCGCGGGGGGCGGCTCGGCTGAGGGCGCGGGTGCTGCAGTCGGCAAGGCGCTCACTTCGGCCGAAGAAGCTGGCCAGTACATCGAGGTCGACCTCTTCTAACCCACGACGAGCGCGAGGAACGAGCCAAAAACATGACTCCGCAGAATCCAGTAACGCAGCCGCTCGGTGGGGCCACCGTCAACGGGACCACGATCACCGTCGACACCTACGTCAACCCGCCGACGAAGATCCCGGCGATCATCCGGGAGCTTGTCGCGGCCGACGAGGGTTACTTCATCGAGGACGTCTTCGGCACCCTCGGCTCGCCGGTCCAGGGCGGCGCCGTGGTCGTCGAAGAGACGTTCCCCGAAGACTTCTTCCTCGACGCGGACTCAATGCCCGCGCCCCGCGCCCCCGGCGCCGAGGCCCCGCGCCTGGCGAGCGGTCGGCACGAACCGAAGGTCCGGCGCCCCGAGTCATGGGCCGGGTCGGTCGAGGTCACGGACGAGGCGAAACAGCGCAACAACGTCATCGCCGTCCGCAACCAGTTCGTCAAGGCGGCCAACACCTTCGCCGACATCATCCAGCGCCGCGGGATCGAAGTGCTGCTGGATGCGGTCGACGACTGGAACCGGCAGGGCGAAGCCAAAGTCAACTGGCACGAAGCCCACACGTCCGGCGTTCAGAACGTCGACCCGGAGAAAATGCCGCATGCCGACATCGCGCGGGTGCTGAAGCAGTTCCGCGACGACAAGGTCGGCGTCCGCCCCGACACGGCGATCATGAACACCGAGGAAGCGCTGCGGCTCGACCTCTACTACCCCGGCATCGGGACCACCCTCTCGGCCGAGGCGATCTTCAAGCGCTACGGGATCAACCGGATCATCGCGACTCCGCTGATGCCCGAAGGCAAGGTCCTCTTCGTCAAGTCGGGCGCCCCCGGCGTGATCGGCTGGGAGCTTCCGATGAGCCAGGAGCAGACCCGCAACGTCGAGCGGAAGACGGACATCTACGTGCTGGAGTGCCGTCCCGTCTACGCAGCCTTCGACGCCTCGGCGGTCTGGCTGCTCGAAGGGACGAACTCCTAGACCTTCGCCCCGCGCTCTCTGTCCTGCGGGCGGCCGACGCAAGGTCGGCCGCCTGTGTTTTGTATACTGCTTCGTGCTGGCTCATGTAGTCGTCCGTAGCGGGACTGTGGGCGTGGCAGCTATCACGTCTAGCCGATCTTCCGGCATTGGGACTCAGCAGGACGCTGTTGAGGGGCGACCGAGAGGGAAGAAAGAACTTGAGCCAGGGGGCCGCGAGGTCCCGACGCCTGAAGACCCTCTCCCGTAGAGGGTCTTCTTGCTTCAGGGGGTAGGCACGACCGCCTAGATTGGCCTCATGGCCGAGTTCCCCCACCCCGGACCCACCGGTCCGACCGGACCCACCGGCCCGGAAGGCGGCGTAGGACCGCAGGGGAGCAAAGGACCCGAAGGCGCGGCAGGACCCCAGGGGCCGACGGGGCCGCAGGGCCAGCAGGGCATACAGGGCCCTACGGGCGCCACAGGGCCGCAGGGACCTGACGGCAAAGGGGAAGCAGGGGATCAGGGTCCGACCGGCCCAGAAGGCCCGCAGGGGCCGACAGGACCGAAAGGAGCCGAAGGCCCAGCGGGTCCGCAGGGTGCGACGGGTCCAGAAGGTGCTGTCGGCCCGGTCGGAGCCACGGGACCAGTTGGAGCCACCGGCCCGGTGGGAGCGACGGGGTTGACTGGCGCAACGGGTCCGACTGGAATCACCGGGCCGACCGGCTTGGCAGGACCAACCGGTCCGACGGGGGTCACCGGCCCCACCGGTGTGACGGGTTCAACGGGCGTTACGGGCGCCACCGGCTCGACCGGGCTGACGGGTGCAACCGGACCTACGGGGCCGATCGGCACGACGGGCGCAACGGGACCAGAAGGCCCACGGTGGACGCCGCGCGTCAAAGAAACCGCTTCCTCGGCCACTCCCGAAATCAACACCGACGAAACCGACCAGTTCAATATCACCGCTCTCGCGACGGCGATCACGTCGATGACGACGAACCTCAAAGGCACGCCGAAAGACGGGCAGAAGCTGGTCGTCCGCATCCTCGACAACGGCACCGCGAGGGCGATCACATGGGGCGCGAGCTTCGTGGCGCGCGGAGTCGTCCTCCCGACGACGACCGTGGTCAGCAAGTACCTCTATGTCGGATTCGTCTACAACGGGGTCGCTAAAGTCTGGGACTGCATCGCGGCCTCGCAGGAGCTTTAGATGTACTTCCCGCTCTGGGCCGCCCCCACAAACGCGCCGTCGAAAACGGCCGAACGCTTCCTCTCCCCCGAAGGCGTTATGGGTTGGAGCGCGTCGAACATCACGGGGCGCTTCCCCGTCCCGCCCGGCGGCGGCATACTCCGCAAGCTGGAGGTCGCGTTCTTTAAAGCCCCCGGCAGCGGCAAGTCGTGGACGCTTTCCTACGTCGTCAACGGGGTCGAGGATGTTTCGACCAGGGTCGTGATCAAAGATCTGGAAACGAAAGGCCAGTGGAGGGGCGAACTTAAACTCAAAGCTGGCGACACGTTCCAGATCCTTCTGGTCCCCTCCGGCGAACCGGAAGTCCCCGGAGTGGGGGAAGAAGGCACCGCCATGTACACCTGGGTCGAAACGGCGGGGAACACCTTCTGGGTCGCTGGTGGCGGCAGTAACAACTCCCTGACCGGAGAAGCCTCCTACAACCCGCCCTACGGGATCAATAGCGCCGGGTGGCAGGCGACCGAGGGGCTGAACCGAATCATCGTGCCGGGCAAATTCAAGCTGAAGGGTGTCGCCTTTGACCTCAGCGGCAGCGCCGGGTCCGGCAAGAGCTACACGCTCTACGCCCATGTCAATCGCAGCGAAGATCTTCTACCGGTGAAAGTTGAAGGCACCACAGAGAGTTTCAAACTCGCCGAAGGATCGGTTCAACTCAAAGCTGGCGACACCCTAGAGGCGAAGCTAGTCCCAGCAGGCACTCCTACGGCCCGGTCGATTCGGTATTGCTATGTGATTGAGTCCGAAGTTAACGGTGAAATGTTCGCTGGTGGAACGGTTGAAACTGTCGAGTCGACTACCGCCAAAAGGTATAGCTGGCCAGATACATGGAAGTCTGGATGGAATGCGGTTAGCGCGCATCTCCCCCGTCCTTCTGGGTTGAAATTCGAACGGCTGTATGTCGAGATAGGAACGGCACCGGGGATAGGGAAGTCACGCGCCTACGAGCATTTGAAGCTCCCCTTTGTAGCGACGGGCCTTAAGGCCGAAATCGCGGGCAACGCAACGAGCGGCAACGATACCGTTCATTCTTTTGTCACAGACGGCGAACGAATGGCAATGAGTTCGACGCCTTCGGGTACTCCGGCCGAAAACATCGGCGGTGCGCACTGGGGCTTCGTCGTGCTCGTGCCGCAGCCGTCCGCCCAATTCCTACAATTCTTCAACTAGGGGAACGAGAACCAAATGAGCGACACGATCTATAAGCTGCCGGGCGTCCTCTTCACGTCGGAGCTTGTGAGCGCCCCCACTGGCCTCGTCGGGACGCTGGGCGTTCGCGTCATAAAGAAGCTCGACGGCGAGGAAGTGCAGCCCCGGCACACGACCGGCATCGTCGAAGACCCGGTCGGCTCGGGCCTCTACGTCGCCACCCTGACGTCGCCGACGGTGAAAGGCGACTACACGATCTTCTGGGACGCCGGGGAAGTCAACCCGCTCACGACGGCCGCCGACGACCTCGTCGTCACGACCAACCTCCCCGAACTCCCGGCGAGCGAAGTCGACTGGGCGCCGACCGTCGAAGAAGTCGCTGCGCTGATCCGCGCCCGCACGAAGGTTCCCGGCGCGAGGGAGGCGGGCACCTTCAACGATCAGACCCGGCCGACGCGGGCCGAGGTCGAAACCCTGATCGGCCAGGCCGTCGACCACGTCTCGGCGGCGATCGGCGGCGACCCCTGCAACCACCGCCTCGAACAGTCGGCGCAGGCCGCTGCGGCGATGCTGACGGCGATCCTGATCGAGTCGAGCTACTGGCCCGAGCAGGCCGAAGCCCGCGGCTCGACGGCCTCCCGGCTCGAATCCTTGTTCGACAAGCGCATGAAGACGCTGACCGCGTCGATCGCCGAGGAATGCGGCGGCCAGGGGACGGGGGACGCCGGGGACGGCAACGCCGGAGCGATCGCGGCGGGCAGCTTCGACGACGGCTATCCGCTGATCGGCCGCGACTACCCGCCCCGGTGGTAGCGCCTTGACCTCGGTCATCTACGACGTCGACGGCGCCGCGGCGGTCGAGCACGACCTGCTGCGCATGGAGACGCGCCTGCTCGATCCCCGGCCGGTGCTGGGGCGCTTCGTCGACCTCTTGCAGCAGATGATGGGCGAGCGCTTCGCCGCCGAGGGCGAAGGCGACTGGGCGCCGCTGGCGGCCTCGACGGTGGCCCGGAAGGGGTCGACGGTGATCGGCCGCGAGACGGACGCGATGATGGACGCCCTGACCGACGAGGGCGCCGAGGGCGCGCTGCGCGAGATAGGCGAGGACGAGTTGATCTTCGGGATCAACCTGACCAACGAGGACGGCGTCCCCTACCCGGTGATCTTCCACGACGGCCGCCCCGGCCAGCCCGCGCGCCCCCTCTTCGACACCGCGGGCCTGGACCTGACCCGCTTCACCCGCGAGCTTCAGGCGTACCTCGTCGAAGGCGACCGCTCCGAGTTCGGGGTAGGCTCGTTCGGCATGGGCGCAACGACCCCCTTCGGCGTATGACCTCCGACGGCAAGATCAACTCGGGCACCGGCTGGGTCGGCTGCGTCTCCCACGGCCCGGTCATGATCGCCGTGCTGGAGCGCTGGTACTACGTCCACGGCCCCGAGCCGGGCAACGACGAGGTCGAGTACCGGGTCAACGGGGAGGCGATCCAGTGAGCGTCTGGGGGCCGGTCCTCGACAGCAGCGACGTCGAGCGCGCGGTGCTGGCGCACCTGCGCCACTGGATGCCTGCGGCGTCTGCCTACGTGCGCAAATCCAAGGACCCCGAGGCCGAGCGCTGGCCGGACGGCATCGCTGAAATCCGCGAATACGGCGTCTCTCATGCCGACGCCGTCGCCCAGAAGTGGCCCGAGGACCAGCTGCCGATGCTGATCGCCCAGTCGCCGGGCATGGAGGACGATCCGGTCGTCGAAGAGGGCGGGCGCGTCTCGGCCGTCTACGGGGTCGCGCTGTCGGCAATCGCCTCGTCGGTCACCACCGAGGACGCGAAGGAACTCGCCCGGCTCTACGCGGCGGCGGCGCGGCTGTCGATCATCCAGAACCCGCAGCTGGACGCGGGGACGGGGGACTTCTTCGCCGACCACGTCGGGATGGGGCGCGAGCGCAACGGCCAAATCCGGCGGGGGATCGAAGGCGAACGGAACCTCATGGTCTGCACCATTCCTTTCCTCATCGCGGTTCCGCAGATCATGGATATCTCCGGCGGGCCGCTCGTCGTGCCCGAGGACCCCGAGGAAGAGGTGCCCGACTGGCCGACGGTCAAAGAGGGCGGCGGCTCGGCGACCGTCGATGCGCTGACGGAGGCGGGGTTCTTCGAAGCAAAACCTGAATAGGGCTTGCGGTTTGTCAACAGCACCGGTACCCTTTCTACATGACAAAGGCAGAGTGCTACAAGCGGATCATTGACGCTCGTTGGGAGTTGAATCAACTGCGCCTAGCGATACAGAGCGGTGATCCTGCACAGGTTGTGCGAGCAGCCTCCGAAGTCGAATCCACCAGCCAAGAAGCAGTCAACGCCGCCTTGATTCGGTTCGACCTCTCGTTCTGATGGCGGGCCGTAGTTCGCATTGCCCGCACCATGAGGGCTGTTCGCCAGGGGGGGGCTAGCGCTCCGGTAGAACTGGAGCCGTGCCTGCGCCCGGCCACACCGTCAGTATCGGCGACCGCGCCGCTTCGCCTGTCGCCGCCGCTTCGACCTCAAACGGCTTCATGGTCGGGGTCTGCGAGCGCGGCCCGACTGACGAACCGATCAAGGTCATCAGCCTAGCCGACGCCATCGACCGGATCGGCGAACGCGTCTCGGCGAATCCCTTCCTCTACGACGCCCTCGATTGCGCCTTCCGCGAGGGCGCATCGGTCGTCTACGTCGCTCGCGCGGTCGGCGCGGAAGCCGCCACGGCGAGCAAAACGGCGGTCGACGCGGGCGGCAAAACCGCCTTCACGGTGAAAGCTAGCTCGCCCGGCGCCTGGGGCAACGACATCGATGTCGGGATCACCCTCTCGGCCGGGTCGGTGATCCTCGTCGTGAAAGAAGACGGCACGGTCGTCGAAACCTCCCCGTCCCTCGGCACGAACGCCGAAGTGGTCGAGTGGGCGAAAGCCTCGCCCTACATCACGGTCACGATCGGCGCCGAAGACGCGACCGACGCGAAAACCCAGACCCTCGAACTCGAAGGCGGGAAAGACGACGTCGCGGGCGTCGGCACGAAACAGATCGAAACCGCGCTGGGCCTGCTGACGAAGGACCTCGGCCCCGGCCAGGTCGCGGCGCCGGGCTTCACGACCGAAGCGATCCACAAAGCTCTGCTCGAACACGCTGCCGCCAACAACCGGCGCGCGCTGCTCGACGATCCGGTCGAAACCTCGAAGGCCGAACTGCTCAGCCATGCGGGCGCCCTACGCGGGCCGCTGGCGCGCTACGGCTGCCTGCTTGCCAGCTGGGCCATCGTGCCCGGCGTCTCCCTCGGCACGACCCGCAAAGTGCCCTACTCGGGTATCCAGCTGGGCCTGATCGCGCGCAGCGAGGCCGAAGGCAACAACCCGAACCGCGCCGCCGCCGGGCCTCGCGGGAAGTCGAAGTATGCGACCGGCCTGGTGACGCTCTTCACCGACGCCGAACGTGGCGAACTGGACGAAGGCGGAGTGATCGCCTCGGTCCTGGTCCGCGGCATCGTGACCACCTACGGCAACGTGACGCTGGTCAATCAGACCACGGAACCGAACTGGAAATCCTTCTCGGCCTCGCGCCTAATGATGGGCATGGCTGCGCGTGCAATTGAGATTCTTGAGTCATACGACTTCGAACAGATCGACGGTCACGGTTACATCTTCAAGAAACTCCAGGGCGACCTCTCCGGCGGCGCCTGCATGCCCTTCTACCTCGACAACGCCCTCTACGGAACGACCCCCGCCGAGGCGTTCTTCGTCAACACCGGCCCCGATGTCAACACCCCGACCTCGATTGCGGCCGAAGAAATCAAGGCGCAAATTGGCGCTCGTGTCAGCCCGACGGCCTCACTTCTCGAAGTAGAGGTCGTAAAGATCCCGACTACGGAAAGCCTCTAGCTATGCGCCAGGACCAGGAACGCGTAACCGTCCGTGTCGATGACATCGACCTCGGCGTCTTCCAGACCTTCAGCGGCGGCGGCTCCGCTGCCGACGACACGAAGAATCGCCCCGGTGGCATGGGTCCCGAGGAATCCCTCGGCGGCCCGGTCAGCCGCGATGCCTTCACGGTCAGTCGCCTCTACAAGCTGGAGCGCGACCATGGCCTCTTCAAGGTTCTCGACGCGAAGACGGGCGCGGGTCGGGTCGTGGCGGTGCGCCAGAAGCTCAACAAGGACCGCTCCTCGTTCGGCGACCCGACCACCTACACCGGGACGCTGATCAAAGTCGCGCCGCCCGATCACGATTCCAACGCGAGCGACCGCGCGGAATTCACCCTCGAAGTCTCGGCCGACGAGCCGATTGCCTAGGTATCGTCGGCCGCCAACGCCGACGAAAGGACTAGCCGATGAATGACCAGCCGGGCGGAAGCTCGACCGAGGATATGGACCCGGAGCTACAAGAAGCACTAGAGCCTGCCTCAGGCGCCCAGAGCGGCGCGGAGACGGCCTCCGAGGCCTCGGCAGGGGTAGACTCCCCACCCGCCGTCATAGACCGGCTGAGGCGTGCATATGCGGCCGGAGAGTCCGAGCGAAGCACGGTCATCCCGATCGCGCCGGGCCGCTATCACGACCTCGCGGCCAAGTACCGCCCCCTCGATACCGACCTGCGGCGCAAGCTCCAGCGTCGAGCGGAGCGCACCGGTGCTTTCGGGATCGAGGCCAACCTGAACTTCCAGTCGACCCTGCTCGCTGATGCCTGCCTCTCGATCATGATCCGCTCCGAGCCGGGCGCGGAGTGGGAGGAAGCGCACAAGGTGCCGGGAGTCGACAAGATCGCCCACGGCGAGCCAGTGTGCTTCGACGAGCGCTTGGCGCTGATTCTCGGCATGGAGCTGATCGGCGGCGAGACGCCCGCGATGATCGCCCGGCTGGTATTCGGCGACGAGGCGGCCTTCGACGTCCACTACACGCAGTTCTCGACGTGGTCGACGCAGCTTGTGCCCGACGGAGAGGACGAAGACGATGAAGAGGGCGGAGCGGACCCTACCTAGCCGCGCTCGACAACGACCCGATGATCCGGGCGGCTGCGATGATCGGCCGCGCCGGATACGGGGCGGAGTTCCTGGCGGCGCGCGATCCCGACGACATTGCGATCCTGATGGCGATCGGCGAGGCAGGGCGCGACGAACGGGAGCGGGAGGCGAAGGACGCCGCGCACTTCATCTCCGAAGGCACTCGGAAGGTGCTGGGGGGCTGAGGCATGGACGCTGATCTTCTCGCGCTGCGAATCAAGGTCACCGGCGGCAAAGCCGGGGCCGCCGAGGTTGGGGCGCTCAACAAGGAGGTGGCGGCGTCTGGGGCCGCGGCGAAGTCTGCCGCAGCCAAGCAGGCTTCCGCGCAGGCCAAGCTCGCGAAGACGGCTACCTCCCTGCGGAACGTCGGCCGAGGGTTGACTACTTACGTGACGGCGCCGATCGTTGGGATCGGGGTGGCGGCGGGCGTGATGTCGCTCGACTTCGACCGCTCGATGCGGAACGTCAACTCAATCGCGCAGCTACCCGAAAAGCAGTTCAACGCCCTCAAACAGCAGGTGCTCGACTTGGCGGGTCCGACCGCGCAGGCCCCGAAGACGCTGGCCGAAGGCTTGTACGACCTCGTGTCCAGCGGCTTCGATGCGGCCGAATCGATCGTGGTTCTGCGCAAGTCGGCACTCGCGGCCTCGGCTGGGCTGACCACGACGGAGGTATCGACGAAAGCCGTGGCCGCTTCCCTCAACGCCTACCATCTTCCTGCCCAGCGTGCGGGTTGGGTTAGCGACACGCTCTTTGAAACCGTCAACCGGGGCGTCCTGACCTTCGACGACCTCGCTTCGACGATCGGCGACACCCTGCCCTTCGCCGCGCAGATGCATGTCGGCCTGAACGAAGTCGGTGCGGCGTTGGCGACCATGACGAAGCAGGGCCTCTCCTCGGCTGAGGCCGTGACCCGAACCAAGAACACCCTCGTCACGCTGATCAAACCGGGCAAGGACCTCTCGAAGGCACTCGACACGCTCGGAATGTCCGGCGAAGAACTGGTCAAAAAAGAGGGGTTTCAAGGCGCGCTCGAAAAAATCGTTGGGACCACGAAGGGCAACAAGGACGAAATCGCGGCCCTCTTCCCGAATATCCGCGCGCTAGGCGGGGTGCTCTCCCTCGTCGGCCAGAACGCGAAATTCGCCAACGAAGACCTGGCCGCCTTCAAGGACACGACCGGCGCCACTTCGAAGGTCCTGCACGAACAGGAAAAGTCCTTCGGCTTCCAGCTTCAGCGGGGCTGGGCGAAGTTGCAAGTCGTCCTGATCGAAATCGGCGACCAGTTGCTCCCGGTGGTCGTGCCGATGCTGCTCGACCTGGCCGGTGCCGCCCGTAGCGCCGTCGACTGGTTCGCCAGTCTTCCCGAGCCGGTACAGAGGACGCTCGCGGGATTGACTGGGCTGGCGGCGCTGGCCGGGCCGATGCTCTTGTTCGCCTCAGCGGTGCTGAAGGCGGCGACCAACCTCGGCATCCTGAAGGCGACCGAAGCAGGCGGGGTCGGCCTCAACAAGGGGCGGCTGGGCAGGATGGCGCTCGGCACGGCAGGCGTGGCAGCGATCGCCGCCGGGCAGTCCGGGGTCGGGGGCAAGGCTGCCGAAGCGCTCGGCAATATCGGCGGCGGCGCAGCACTGGGCTTCTCGGTCGGAGGGCCGTGGGGGGCGGCGATCGGCGGCGGGCTGGGTGCCCTGGCTACGGCGGCCCCAGCGATCATCGACCTCTTCAAGGCCGACCCCTCGCCGCTGCGGCGCGGCACCGAACACCTGGCGGAGGCGACCCGCGAATATCAGTCCTCCCTGAAGGGTTTGGCTGACTCCCAGCACGCCGACATCGGGGCGAAAAAGCGCCATCACCGCGCCACCCTCGCCGAGAAGGCCGCCTCGCAAAACCTCGCCCACGTTCTCGCGGCTTTCGGTGTGGAAACCTTGCCTGCGACCCGAGCGCAGCTACGCCTTGCCAACGCTCAACATCGAGTTGTGAAGACGGCCAACGAAGAGAGGCGGGCGCATCGTCTTGCAGGCAACGAACTGAAGCTCTACCGCGAAAACTCCCGTGCCTTGGTCGCGTCGATCAAGGCGATCCTGCCGATCCAACGCCACCGCATCCATTCGATGAACCAAGAACTCAACCGAGGCAAGCTCTCGCACGATCAGCTCATCGAACTGGTCAGCCTGGAACGCAAGGTCAAGAAAGAGAAGCACGAACTCACGCAGGCATACGCGACAGCGGAATCGAAGGCAGGCAAGCCGTGGGCGCACCGGCTCGAAACCCTCACCACCTTGCAGGCGCAATATGGGCGTAAGGGGCTGGTGGTTGTTAACCGGCTCCAAGAACAACGCAGCGAACTGCAACAGCTAAAGCAAACCGGTAGCCCTTACGAAAGGCTCAATAAAGAATTGCGCGAAACGCAGCAGTTGCTCGCCGAAATCCGGCTCGACAGTCCCTTCCAGGGCGGCAACCTCGGGAGCAAACGACCGAGGGGCCAGAAACCTGGCCACAATGCCGCGGGGACGAACTTCTGGCGCGGCGGCCTCTCACTGATCGGCGAGCGCGGCCCCGAGCTTGTCGATCTGCCACGCGGCTCGCGTGTGATTCCAGCGCCTCGGAGCCGCGAGTTGCTTGGGACGCCGCAAGCGGCGCAATTGGCCCGTCGCGAGCAGCGGGGGGAGACGCGCTATCTCGTAGCTCAGTCGATCAAGATTGGGCGCACGGTCGTCGCCGAGGCGGTCACCGAAGCCCGCGAGGATGCGGAAGCGAGGCTGTAGCGATGCAGCGCAACCCGAAGGCAGTCATCAGGATCAGGGGCCGCAGCTTCGATTTCAGCTGCTACCTCGGCAACGGGCGCCCGCGGGTCACCGGCGGTGGCGCCGAATACGAAGCCCAGCGCCGCCCGCAGGCAGACGCCGCAACGATCTTCACCGGGAACGGCCTGCTGACCGTCGACGTCCCCGTTCTCTTCAACGGTTGGGGGGCGCCAGGCGATCGCCATGACGTCGGCCCTCTGATTGACCAGGTGACCAACCTCTGCTTCGGCGAGGAGCGCAACCCGCCGCCGAACTTCCTCGTCACCTACCCCGGCCCCGGCTCGGGTGGCCGCTTCCAGATGGCGCTCCCCGAAGAACTCGACGAGCCGAAACCGATCGTCGGCCCCAACGGGACCGTCTTCCGGCAAGCGCTGATGCTGAAGCTGGTCGAGTACAACGACCCGACGAGCATCGCCTTCAGGCGCCGCCGCCACGGGATCGCCTCGAAGAAGCAGGAAGCCAACTTGACGTCGATCGTGCTGAAGCAGCCGATGTCGCTGCTCGAAGTCGCCGCCCGCTACCTCAACGGACCCGAGGACGCGAAGGACCTCGGCGACCTCAACAACGTGAAGGACCTGCGGAAGAAGCTGCCGGTCGGGACCCGGATCAAGCTCGGGACCAGGGCCAACCTCAACGAAGCCGTCGAGGCGGGCTGATGGCGGCCAAAGTCGCCGTCGCGCAGGCGCGGCCGGTGAAGGCGGAACGCTTCGTCCCCGGCATCCATTCCGTGCAGGGGATCAACTCCCACGTCGAGGACATAAAGCTCCGCGGGCAGAAGTTCGTCGCGGTCATCGGCGACGCGATCGCGGAGGCGACGCTGGTCCGCAACATCGTCGGCGCCTCCAAGCTCACCCTCACGATCCTCGACCCGAGCCGAAAACTGCTGCGCTCGAAGCTGCTTGAAGAAGCGCACGAACTAACCCTCGATGGCCTGCATTGGAAGTTTGTTAAGGCCCGGTCGGATGGGCGCAACGAGCCGCTGGACCTGTCCTACGAGCCGCGCGTGGTCTATGACCTGAAGAAGCTGAAGGGGCCGCACAAATCCTTCCGCGACAAGATGACGCGGGCGGAGTTTGCGAAGGCCCGAGCCTTTGAAGCCCACCCCCGGCCCCGCTTCATCGCCCCCGAACTGCACGTCGTGCAGGACATCGCTTCGGCCGCGGACGGCAAGCAGGCGAAGAAACACGCCGAGGAATCGCGCGGCAAGGGCATCGGCGTCCACGACCCGAACCTGAAGGTCAACGACCGCCCGGCCACGAAGCGCCAGGCCGAAATCATCGAGCGGATGCTGCGCGTGGGCGAGTCCGAAGGGGCCGCGACGAAGGTCATGGAAGCGCTGGTCCTGGCGGTGATCGACGAGTCGATTGTCGGCTCCCTCTCCGACAACCTGCTCCAGATCGAACCCGAGTCGGTGTCGGGCTTCAGCGGGGACCCGACCAACCCCGAGCAGTCGGCGCGCGGCTTCCTGCGCGGCTACGAATCCTCGGCGCCGGGGGCGCTCGGCGTCTACAAGGCCCACCCCGACTACTCCCCCGCCCAGATCGCGACCACCGTGCAGCGCAACCGCGACGGCGCCGGTCCCTACGAACGCTTCACCGAGGAAGGCCGGGCGTGGGTGGCGGCCTATGGCGGCGGGATCGAGGTCGCCACGACCGATTTCCAGCGCTATGCCTTCCAGCAGTCGAAGACGGAGACGAACTGGCATTGCATGACCCGGCTGGCGACCGAGGTCCACTGGCGCTGCTTCGAGTCGGCGGCCTGGATTTACTTCCTCGATGACCCGACCCTGCTGCGGTCCTCCCACCGGATGCGCGTCTCCGACGTGGCGCCGGGGATCATCGACACGTCCTTCGACTACGACGTCGGCAAGGACGTCACGGAGGTCACCGTCGAAGCGCTGGCGAAGACGTGGGCGGCACCGCCGGGCACCGTCGCCGCCGTCTCCCGCCACGGCCCCGCCAACGGCCTCTACCTCGTCGAGCAGATCGAATCGAAACCGTCCTCGCGCAAGGAAGTCGCCAACATCACCCTGCGCAAGCCGACCGAGCCGCTGCCCGAGCCCGCGCCATCGGCGAAGTCGGGCAGCGTTGGGCTTGGCGGTAGCGGCGGCGGGGCCTGGCCACCGAAGGTGCAGGCGATCGTCAACTACATCGACCGCGCCAGCGCGGCGTCGACGGATTACGAGTGGGGCGGGGGCCACGGCAGCTTCTCCTCGCCTGACGACGACAAGGATTGCTCGGGGTTCGTCTCGGCGGCGGTCCACGCCGCGGGCTACCTCTCGGTGCCTGTGACTTCGGCAGTCTTCGCGCAGAAGTTCCCGGGCGGTGAGGGCGAGTGGATCACGATCTACGGCAACGCAAAGCACGTCTTCATGGCGGTCAAATACCCCGATGGCCACTGGCGCTACGCCGGGACGGGCGGATCGCCTGGCGGTGGCAGCTGGGTTGACGACTCCAACGGCACCTCTGGCCCCTCTGCTCGCGGCGATAAGGTCGCCTCCCACCCACCGGGCCTCTGATGCCGAACCTCGCCGAACCCCCCGCCCCGAGCGACCCAGTAGCGCACTACGGCGTTGTCGTCGACGCCCCGGCGGCGCTGGGCGACCCGTTCACGGTGCGGATTCCTGACTTCGACGACCTGCATGTGGTCGAGATTCGCCGCTGGGAATACCGCGGCCTCACACTCCCGGCCGCCGACGATGAGTGCCTGGTCGTCGTCAACGACAAAGCCGAGCCGTGGGTCGCGGCATGGTGGCCCGCTGGAGGCGATGTCGCGCCCTCTGCGGGGGCGACCGGCCCAACCGGGCCAACGGGTCCAAAAGGCGCTACGGGGCCGTCAGGAGCCACGGGAGCGAGCGGAACGACGGGTCTGACGGGCGCCACTGGGCCGACCGGCCCCAGCGGGGCAACCGGCAGCCCGGCCCTGGTCTGGCGTGGGGCCTGGTCGTTGCTGACTGCATATGCGGTCGGAGACGCCGTTGACGTCGGCGGCAACTCCTACATCGCCGTGAAAGCGGGGACCAACCACGAACCGCCGAACTCCGAATACTGGAACCTGCTCGCCGAACGCGGCAGCGCCGGGGCCGCGACCTCGACCACGATTGGCGACGGCGTAACGACGACCTTCGTCGTGACCCACAACCTCGGCACCCGTGCCGTCGATGTGACGGTGCGCCAGACGAACTCGCCCTGGCAGCAGGTCTGGGCGGGCTTCACGGCGGAAGCTCTGAGCCTGAACACGGTCCGCATCGTCTTCGCGGAAGCGCCGAGCAAAGAACAGTTCACGGTGCTGGCAATGAGCGGCGCCGGGGTCGCCGGACCCACCGGCCCGACGGGTTCCACCGGAGCGACCGGAGTAACAGGGCCGACGGGGCCGACTGGCCTTACCGGGGCGACGGGTCCGACCGGGATCACGGGAGCGACCGGCCCGACGGGGGTTACGGGCCCGACGGGAGTGACTGGACCTACGGGTCCCACCGGCCCGCAGGGAATCGTCTGGAAAGGCGCATGGGCGGCGGGCACCGAATATGCGGTCGGCCAGGCCGTCGATTCCGGCGGCTCCAGCTATATCGCGATCAAAGCGGGCAAAGGGCACGAACCGCCCAACGCCGAATATTGGGAATTGCTGGCCGAACGCGGGGCCTCGGCAGGCGCCTTCTCGACCCTGATCGGCGATGGCGCGACGAAAACCTTCTCGGTCGCACACGGCCTCAACACGCTCGCGGTGCTCGCCGATGCCTACTTGGTAGCGACCGGGGAACCGATCTGGGCGGGAGTGCGGGCCAAGGTAATCGATTCCGGCCACGTCGAAATCACCTTCTCCGAAGCGCCTGCCAAAGACTCGATCCGGGTGGTGGTACAGAGCGGCGGCGGAACGGCCGGGCCAACGGGAGTGACTGGCGCTACTGGCCCGGCGGGAGCGACCGGAGCCACGGGGGCGACTGGCCCTACGGGCGCCACGGGTCCCGAAGGTCCTGCCGGGGCCGCCTCGACCGAAGACTGGAAGGCGTCCTGCCGGACGGCGACGACCGCCAATATCACGATCAGCACGGCACTCAACAATGGGGACAGTCTCGACGGCGTCACCCTCGCGACGGGTGACCGCGTCCTCGTCAAGGACCAGACCTCCCAAAAAGAAAACGGGATCTGGGTGGTGGGTGTGACCCCGGCTCGTGCGACCGATGCCGATGCCGCTGGCGAGCTTTCGGGGGGCACGACCGTCTATGTCGAGGAAGGGACCGTCAACAAGCGGCGCGTCTTCACGATCCTCACCGCCGGGTCGATCACACCCGGCACCACCGCGCACGAATGGACGCAGCTATGGGGCCGCAACTTTGGGATCGTCGAAGCGCTACCAACTTCCGAAGCCGTCAAAGGCGATCGTTGCGCCTTCCTCGCCGATAAAACCAACGGCATTTACTGGCAGCTGCTCTATGATGGCGAAGGCGAATTCCCGTGGAAGCGGATCGGCGGACCGCCGTTGTTCTCCGAGGTCGTTACCTCCGAGAGCACTACGAGCGCCACTTACAAAGCTCTGACCACCGCTGGTCCTTCGGTCACGGTTCCGTTGAAAGGCGACTATGACGTAACGATCGGGGCGGAGTCCGAGTTGAACACCGCCAACAAAATCGCCTTCATGAGCTACGACATAGGAGCTACGGGGGCTGTAGATGAAGACGGAATTCGAACGATCTCCCGCACTGCCCAGGAGCAATGGCCCGCTGGCATCAGGCCGCGGCGGAAGACGAAATTGGCTGCATCTACGGCGCTGACCGCGAAGTACAAGAGCGACGGATCGACCACCGCAATTTGGGAGAACCGCTGGATGCAGGTAGCCCCGGTGAGGGTCGGATAGGCTCCGCCAGTGCGCTTCCACGTCCCCGCCCTCCCCAGCCCGCCGCCGATCGCCGCCTACGAGCGCTTCTGGGAGAAGGTGGCGAAAGGCGGCCACGACGAGTGCTGGGAGTGGACGGGCGCCAAATGGCGCAGCGGCTATGGCATCGTACGAATAAACGGAAGGCGGCATAGGGTCCACCGCGTCGCCTATGAATTCGCCGTTGGCCCCATTCCCGACGGCCTCAACGTCTGCCACACCTGCGACAACCCGCCCTGCTGCAACCCGGCGCACCTGTTCCTTGCCAGCCACGCCGAGAACATGGCCGATATGGCCGCTAAGGGGCGACAACGAGGACCGTCTGGAGAAAGCCACCACAAAGCGAAACTCACTGTCGCCATCGTTCGCACGATTCGCGAGTGGGCACCCACCGGCTGGCCGCAGCGTGACCTCGCTGCTGCGTTTGGAGTTTCCCAGACGACCATCGGCCGCATCCTGCGCCGCGAAACCTGGAAGGAGGCTTAGTGCGATTTCATATTCCCAGCCTCCCTGGCCGCCCAGTGTTGCGTGAGTTTTCTAGCTGCGCCTATACCGCCAAGCTGGTCAAGTTCCGAACCATGATGCGGGCGCGGGGCCACGAGGTAATCATCTATGGAGGCGAGGGCGCAGATGTCGAATGCTACCCCGAGTCGGACCCATTGCCCTTCGACATCTCACTCTGGGGCGTTCCCAATGCTCATGCCGCCCAAGAGATAAACGCCCGTCGCGAGGAGGGTGACTACCTGCTGCTCGTCGCCGGGCGCTGCCAAGAGGCCATCGCGCAAGCCGTCCCGCTCGTGGCGGTCGAGGCGTTCATCGGCTATGGGGGTGTCTTCGCTGACTTCAGGGTCTACGAGTCCTACGCTTGGCAAGCCGTTGTCAGTGCGGCAGGCCACCCCGACCCCCACGCACTCGACGGCAACGCCTACCACGCCGTAATCCCGAACTACTTCGACGTCGGGGACTTCCCCTTCGGGGAGGGCAGCGACGACCACCTGCTCTACGTGGGCCGTCTGATCGAGCGCAAGGGGGTTGAGGTCGCGGTCAACGTCGCGCGAGCTACCGGCGACCCCCTTTTCCTGGCTGGCGAGGGCGACTACCGCCCCGGTGAGGGTGAGGCGGGAATCATTTACCTCGGCCCAGTGGGTCCCGAGCAACGTGCCAATCTGATGCGCGACGCTCGCTGCCTGTTGGCCCCGACTCAGTACGTCGAGCCGTTCGGCGGGGTCGTGGTCGAGGCCGCGCTCTGCGGCACCCCGGCGATAACGACCGACTGGGGCGCTTTCCCCGAGACGGTCGCCCATGGCGAAACCGGCTACCGCTGCCGCCGCCTCGGCGAGTTCATCTGGGCCGCCGAACACGCCGGGGACCTCGAACGAGCCGCCTGCCGCATCCGCGCCAAACGCCTCTACTCAACCGAGGCGATCGCCCCGCGCTACGAGAGCTATTTCGAGCATTTGGCCACGCTGAAGTCCGGCGGTTGGTACGACCCGACGCCCGCCCCGCCGCGGCTGGCAGCTCCCGGCGCTTGACAAACCGCAAGCGTGCAGGTAATCTCGCCGCATGAGCGAGCAAGTAGACCACCGGGCAGAGGCGTTGAGGCTGATCGACGCAGCGTTCGAGCGAGAAGCTAGTGACGGTGAACCCGAGGCAGCCCGCCTCCTCGCTGCCGAGGCCCAAGTACACGCCTCCCTCGCTATAGCCCAAGGGCAAGAGCGGGTGGCGGAGGCTCTAGAGGGCCAAGTTGAAGGACGCTACAGGCTCGCCCTCGCCGAGATTGTGGGCGCCACAGGGTGTCTGGATGAACCCGACGACAACAAGGTTCGCGCGCGCTGCTTCCGCATTGCTGACGATGCCTTGAAAGGGGCGCGGCGATGAACAGCCCCTCCACATACCAGGACAGCCCGAAGGTGCCGGAGAGAGGCGCGCTCCCGGCGCTGGTCTGCGAACGGTGCGGCGGCAGCAGTGATGGGCCGGTAGACCACCCGAAGGTCTGCCGGTGTGACAACCCGATTTTCGTTCTCGTGCCGGTCATCCCCCTCTCCGCCCTTCTATCCGATGAGGCGATAGACCGAGCCTGCACCCGCTTCGAGGAGCTACAGGCAGCCGAGGGATTCGAAGGCGCCTTCCCAGAATCGTTCATGCGCGAGGCGTTCGAGGCCGTCATAGAGAAGGTAGGAGGTGCCGAGCATGGCTAGCGGCAAGGTGCTTCGAATCGGCGACCAGGAGTTCGACCTGCGACTCGACTTCTTCCTGTGCGCCAGGCACGGCCTCTTCGTGCCGTCGCGGTTTGACGAGGAGTGGACGACCGACGATGGCTGCCCGGTGGTCCTTGGCGAGCCGCACGACTTCTGCGGGGAGCACCTGACGCCGGTCTTCCTCGACAACCTCGTGCCCGAGCAGGTAGGAGGTGGTCAGGGTGGGGAGTGAGCCGATCGAGCGCCTGCTTGACCAGGAGGTGCAGTGGGAGGAGATCTCGCTCTCGGGCTGCACGTTCGTGAACGACCCCGACGTCCTCTATGCGACCCATCAGGGCACGTTGGAGATCGGTGCGGCCAAGCTCCGCGTCTACCAGCTAAACGACGGGCAGCGAGTCTTTGACGCTGACGACGTAGCCGCCTTCCTGATGCCGCCTGAAATCCCCGACCCCGCAGGAGGCAAAGACCAGTGAGCGACCTAACGAATTGGAAAGCGTTCCTGATTGGCTTTGGTGGAAGCTGCCTCGCGCTCTCCCCGCTGCTGCTGATCGTCGGTCTCGCCCTTCTGTTCGGGGGTAGCCAGTGACCAACCCCACACAGACAGTGCATATAGAGCTGGAGTGGGCGGAGGTACCGAGCGACGCGAAGCTGCGGGCTATCCAGGCGGTGAATACCGGGGTCCACCATGGACTAGAGCCAGCGGTCCTCGACGATCTCGTCGCCGTCGCTCTACATGCAGCTGCGCCCCAGCCCCCCGCCCCAGCACTTAGCGACGACGATGATTGGGAGCTGACCTCAGAGCCTGCGCCAACTAAGTGCGGAATGTGCGGTGGCCCGTTTCCGCATGTCCCCGCATCACTCCTTAGCGACGAGGAGAGGGAGCGGCTTGCAGGCGAATACGAACGTCTCGGAGCGATGGCTTCCGATCCAGCGTTCACCTCCATCTGGAATCACGCCGCCGACCTCGCCCGCACCCTCGCCTCTCAGGAGCAGGGGGAGGCGGAGGAGGGCTTCGAGCACTGTAAGCGATGCGGGCGCGGCAACACCGTCTGGGGAGCGCCGTCGCCGCTCTGGAACGCAGTCATGCGCGGCGGCTCGATCAACGGCGACTCCATCTTCGGCGACCTCGTGTGCGCCACTTGCTTCATGAAGCTTGCCGAAGAGAGGGGCATCGCATCCGGCTTTCGCGTCACTGCCGAGCAGGTCAACGTCGAGCTTGAGACGGTCACGCCATCAGGCCGCGTCTGGGACGAGGACCGCCAGCTTTGGGTCGATCCACCCGAGCACCTAGAGCGACCCGAGGTACCGGAGGAGGCGCTCGCCAAGATGCGCTTCGAAGAAGGGCGCGGGAATCCCGATGCCGTTGCATGGGCTGATCTTGGCGAGGAGGGGAGGGAGCACTACCGAGATCAGGCCAAGGCGGACCTTGAAGAACTGGAACCGTTCCTTGCCCCCGCCATCCGCAAACAGGAGCGCCAGCGGGTGAGGGAGGCGCTGCTAAGCGATTCCACACTCGACGTGGCAACGGGGGCTGCCTACACACAACCCATCGCGTCGAACCGCCGGGAAGATATGCGAGCCGCCTTCATAGCCGCCCTCGACTCCCTGGAGGATGAGTGATGGCTGAAGCGGGATTCGTTCTGAACGGGGAGTTGGTCGTCCCCGGAGACACACGCTGCGTTCACTGGCCGAGCACCTGTGCTGAGGCGCAGTCTCGCTGCCCAACGGCCTTTCAGTTCTGCGATTTCTGCGTGCTCGGTTCGCCCGAGCCGCCACCCGTCAGGGCCGTCGGTGGCGACATGACCCCAGAGGAACTGTCCGAGCGGATTGCGGCCCCCGAACGAATCCGGGCCGAGAAGCTGCGGGAGGCGGTCATGGCAATAGTCGAGGAGCATCCCCATGAGTGATCAGCGGCGGTGGACGATCTGCGCGAACTGCGCGACCGTCGTTGAGATCGAGGACGAAGGCGCCTGCGACTGCCTCCTGCACGGAGAGACGCCAGACCGCATCCTCGTCATGCCCGTCTCCGACCACCGCTCTGTAGTCGAGAGGCTGGAGGGGGAGCGAGACCGTTTCGTCGGTCTTTATGAGCAAACTCAGGAGCAGGCCGATTTCTACGAGGGCCAGGTAAACCAAGCCACCGCCCTGATCCACAGAGCAATCGAGGAATTCGAGAGGCGGGCCGACGACCTCGACGCTCAGGCGGGGCTTGAGCACACTAGCCGTCCTAGTTTCGCTGGTTCGTTCTACCGCGAAGCCGCCTCCTTCCTCCGCGACCAGCTCTCCTCGCCCCCAGAGAACCGATGCTGACTTGTTGGCCAAAGGGCTTCTTGACGAAGGATGAGGCCGAGGGAGTAGTCGAGTGGCTGAATCGAATCGAGCGGGTCGATGGCGAGACGCTGACGGTCGAAGAGGAAATGGCCCGCGAGAAGCTGGAAGCCGCCTTGGAAGCTTCGCCGCAATCCGAATAGGGGCGTCCGGCCAGCCTTAGACTGGTCCCCATGCCAACGCCGACGGTCCCGAAGCTGCGCGTCCCCCTGCGGCTCGAAAACGGACGCCTCGGGGTTTGCGAGCAGGACAGCCAAGAGAACGTCGCCGCCTGCGTCTACACGGTGCTGGCGACCGAGCGCGGCTCGCGGCTGGAGGATCCGGATTTTGGAGTCGAGGATCCGACCTTCGGCACGATGCCGGTCGACGTCGACGAATGGCTGGAGCAGATCGCGGCCTATGAGCCTCGCGCTGAAGTGCATACCGAGCAGGAAGTCGGCGACCTGATCGGCGCGGTGCTGGTCGAAGTGGGGCTGACCTGATGGCGGACTTCGTCAAGCTGCCGATCGAATCGACGCCGCAGCAGATGCTCGAAGAGTGGGCGGCGGAAATGGAATCCCTGATCGAAGGCTGGGACCCGGCGCTTGGTGAGTACGAGACGATCAACGCGCAGGCGATCATCTACCGGCTCGTCTTCCCGCTGCTCCAACTGGCCGCCAACGTCGACGCCGCGATCTTCAACGAGTGGGGCCGTCAGATTGTGAAAGTCCTGCCGCAAGAGGCGACCCGCGCGACCGTCACCTCGACCTGGACCCTGAAGGACAAATCCGGCTACACGATCAAAGCGGGGACGCAGGTCGACATCGCGCGCTCGGGCGACGACCGGGTCGGCTTCATTGTTGTCTCTGACGTCATCGTGGCGCCGGGCAAAAACACGACCGGCGCGGGCGAGGTTGTCCTCGAAGCCGTCGAACCGGGCCTCGAAGGCAACGGCCTCGAAGGCGAAGGCATCCTGATCGACGCCCTCTTCTTTGTAGAAAGCATCGCCATCGTCGGCGCTTCGTCGGGCGGCAACGACGCCGAGGACCCGCTGCTCTACCTTGCCCGCCTGGCGCAGACGATGCAGACCTTCATCGAAGGCGTGGTCCGCGCCCGCGACGTCGAGATTGTGGCTCGCAACGTGCCCGGCGTCAGCCGCGCGCTGGCGCTCGACAACTACAACGCCGAAACCGAAGAAGACGAACAAGAGAAGACGACCACCGTCGCCGTCACCGACGACGAAGGCGAACCCGCCACGGCGGAAGCGAAGGCCACGCTGGAAGCGCTGCTGGAGGAAAAGCGCGAGGTCAACTACCTCTTCTTCGTGATCGACGCGACCTACCACGACCTCGACGTCGAAGGCGCGATCGTCCCCATGCAGGGCTTCGACAAAGCCGAAGTCGCCGCCAACGTCGCCGCCGCCATCGAAGACGCCTTCAGCCCGGCTCGCCACGGCCAGCAGCCCCCCGGCGACGTGACCAGCTGGGTCGACGACGACACCCTCCGCTATCAGGACCTCGTCACCGTCGTCAACAACGTCGAGGGCATGGATCATTACTCGTCGCTGAAATGGCGAATCGGAGCCGCGGCCTTCGGGACCGCCGACATCAGCCTCACCGGTGCCGCATCGCTCCCGCGACCCGACTCGATCGTCATCACCTAGGAGGCGGTTGTGAAACCGGAAGCCTCTCCGGCCGCCCTAGAGCTATACGCCGCACTCGAACCGGCCTTTACTCGCGGAGACGAAGATCGCGACTGGATTCAGCTGAAGGTCTGCATGGCGCTGGTCGCGGGCAAACTTGACCTTCTCTGGAGCTACCTGATCGACGACGAAAACGATCTCCCCGGCTGGGCCGTTCTCCTAGACCCCGAACGCTGTCCCGAGGCCGCGCTCCCGTGGCTCGCTCAGTTCGGCGGCGCGGTCCTCACTCCCGAGATGACCGAGGAAGCGCGCCGCAAAGCGATCCAGACCCCGGAGGCATTCAGCCGGGGGCGGCTCGCCTCACTGGAAGCAGTCGCCAAGCGCCGCCTGACCGGCACGAAAACGGTCCTGGTCACCGAGCGCTACACGGGCAACGCCTGGCGACTGCGGGTCGAGACGCTGGACGAAGAGACACCCGATCCCGAAGGCACCAAAGCCGACATCCTCCGCTATCAGAAGCCCATTGGCGTTCTCCTATTCCTGAATACCCGGGCGGTCTGGAATTGGGGCGAGGTCAAAGCCGAGAAAGCGACCTATCCAACCTGGAAATCGGTCAAAGAAGCCTTCGCGACCTGGAAAGATTTCCGCACGCACGAACCCTAATAGGGCGGCCACCCGCCTCGACCGTAGTCAACCCAGTGCCGATGAGCGCAGATGTCCTGCTCGCGCTTCGGTGCATCCCATGCGCTCGGCGCGAAAGCGGTGCAGCCGTGCAGCGCCCATGCATCCAATAGTCCATACAGGTTGCCGCCACCGGTGCCGTAACCGGACTCGTGCAGCGGGATCGTGCATTCGGTCGCCCACCACTGGCCCGCGCAGAAGAACGGCGTCACGCGCACGCGCCACAGTTCGCGGCGCCGTTCGGCGTAGAAGGCCGCCTTGTCGCGCCGCCAGGTCCGTTGCATGGCCGCGCGGTGATGGGCCGGAGCGCAGCCCAGACGCCGCAGGAAGGCTTCGATCACCTTTTCGGGGGGTCTACCCCTCCGCCAGGCGTTCGGGCGCCACACGGCCGCGCTAAAGGGCCTGAAGCCATCGATGGTGCAGCGCACCGGCACCGGCTTGGGTACGAGAGTAGCTTTTGACTGGCTCTGGGGAACGGCGATCTGTGGCGCGAAAGCACAGGCAAGCGCGAGCGCCACGGTCGCCGCCAGGGCGATCCGCTTCATGGTTTCCTCCTGCGTCGGGGCGACTGCGGTCGGCAGTCGCCTTGCGATGGGGGCCGCTCGGGCCTCCGAATCGGATGACGCGGCAGGCTAGCCGGTGATTCGGCCGGAGAAGTACCAGGCGAGGCGCAGAGCGACGGCCCCGATGGTGAGGTGCGCGGCCAGCTCAGCCATCACTCATCCTCCAGGGAGTCGAGGGCGGCTATGAAGGCGGCTCGCATATCTTCCCGGCGGTTCGACGCGATGGGTTGTGTGTAGGCAGCCCCC